ATGCAGGTAGGGGGTGTTTGATATTTCACCCCCCCCCTATGGTTTAACTCGCCGATAAGACTGTGGCCATATTAATTGGTTTAGGTTTCGAATCTGATTTTTTAACTTTTATGTAATTTCCAGTTAAATTGTATTTCAGAATTTCATCAATTGCTTCATTTACAAGTTGTACATTTTCCTCATCACTCAAAGCCTCAGAAGTTCTAGCAATTCGACCTAAATAGGCACATGAATTGTAGCCACGCTCTACATCGAACAAGAACCACTGATCGAATTGAGTAAATGGATCATAAGGATTGTCAATCGTTGTTAAACGATATTCTTCAGAATTCATTTAATCATCGCCTTTCATGTTCTTAAGCATAAGCCACAAATTGTAATGTAGTAATTTGTCTTAAATTCTAGCATAATTACAATGCTTGTTCTTATGATTAGTTGATTGTACTTATTGATTGATGTATTTGGACACCGTCGAGGGACTTATACCATACCGTTCCGCAATCTGAGCATTTGTATAACCAGCATTAGACATAGCTCTCATATTTGCTGCTTGCGCTGATGTAATACTTATTTTACTAGATTTCGGTAACGATTTCTCTCTAAGCGAGTCGATGTTTGTATAACGAATAATTTCTTTTAATTTTGTTTCTGAAATTGCGCCGCTTTGAATTGCTTTCCATTCATTATCAGAGATTTCAATTGGATGACGTTTTGCACCAACTGCTGTTCTAGCTGAAGCAAGAGCTTGATCAGCTTTCTTTTTGGCTTCATCTTTTGTCATATCAGGACAAGACTTTTTTAAAGCTTTAATTTTTGTATTTGCAATTGCCTGTGCTTGTCTTTCTCTTGGCGCGTTCTTAGCTGCAATATTAAGCTTTGCATTAAGTGACGAAACTTCAGAAGAGTATTCTTTTGCTGCTGTTGGAGAATAAGTGATATTTCCAGTAGCAATAATCTCTTTACGAGCCTGATTAGCCAAAGACTTCATGTGATTCGCGTAATCAGCATAGATCTCCTCGATCTTAGTTCCGGTGGATAGGGTACGAGCATCGGAGGTCTCGGCCATCTTGGTACTCTTGACCGTACGTACCTGGGTCTTTCCCTGCTTATCCGTATAGGTTTCTACTACCCGATTATAGATAAGTTCCCCCGTATCAGGATCAATCTTGGGCTGTCCCTTACTCTTAAGTACATACTGGGTGGACTTGGCCTTTGATAGTAAGGTTGAAGCTCCACCAGAACCTTCATCATCTGTATGAGCCTGATACTTTTTCTTAAGTGCGGCTATCCCATTTTCCTCATACGAACGAGTATAGTCTAACTTATGCTTCTCAGCATCTATAACAACCATACTATGCCGTACTGCACGAGCTAACTCTTCTTCATTTGCTCCTTTGACAGTCATGTCAGTAATAAGATTTGAAATAACTCCCATTTCTTTTTGGGTATTCTTCATCGTCTTCATTCCTTCACGATAAGGATACTCAGTTTTAGGATCAAATCCTTCAAGACCTTTTAAAGCATTTGTTGAAGTAATTTTAACCTTACTATTTGTTGGAATGACTAATGCTGTATCACCATCAAAGTCTGCACCTGATAGTCTTTCTGCCACCTTACTACTAATACCAATTGCATCTGCAGGGGTACTAGAAAGAACCTTCTTTCCTTCAGTATTCTTATTATTGACTGTAAGAATCGGGATCTCAAACGTTCCTCCATGAGGAAATCGTATAAGAGCTACTTTTTCTCCGTCTTTAAAGTTAGGAGCATAAACCTCATTATCCTTAATATTAGTTAGCGGTATAAGAACCTGATACCGTTGTCTTGGTAAAGCAGCCGCTTTAAGATGAACTGCTGCTGCATCACAATCGGTTGCAAATGATTCAAGTAGTGCTTTCTTTACAGTAGGATTGGTTAATGATTTAATCTCAGCAAATTCGGCATCTCGATCAGAAGCTGTAAGTTTTAACTGATTCTCAGCGAGCTTTGTATTCTGCTTAGCTAAGAACTGAGAAGGAACTTTCTTTGCCCAATCTTCCCAGTCTCCTTCTCCTGCACGCTTATTAATAAGCGATAGTTGCTTGTTGCCATTTGCATCGTCATAATAGCTTTGCCCATTAGCTTTAATGGCAGATCCAAATGGATTCTCAGGATCATCCTTAATGTCTTTCAACACTTCAAGTTTCGACTTATCTTTGGTCTTGTTAGTATTAAACAGTACATCAACACCATCAGGAAGATCGTCAGAATAAACGGCCATCCCCTTAATGTATTTGCTATCATCTACAAGAATTCGAACCTGTGCGTAATGATCATTACCTAATGATAAATCCTCCACACCTCTTCGAATCTCGACAAGACCATCTTTCTGAAGCCCGCCATCTTCAGCATAGCGAATTGCAAGTCTGCTTGAATCCATGCTTTTAGGATAAACAAATTTGTCAAAAGTTTCACCATCATCATGTGACGTATACTCTTCTCCAACATTGTGAATCTGATCATAATTGAAGATCTCTTTATGCTCAGTTCCAGGAGGGCACAGTACTTTAAGGATTGTATACTGTCCGGGGTTGGTAGCCTGTGGCATTCTCCCTCCATAAAGTTCATACCCCTCATTTTGTAGAATAGCAATAGCCTGGTCCATTTTTGTTCGACTCACATTAAGCTCTCGCTCAACACCAACTCCAACATCGATCATGCCTTTGCTATCCACTTGCTTCTTCAAGAAGTCTGCAGTAGACTGTGCTTCATGTGCTTTAACTTCTGAAGAAGCATTTAGTAAAGAGCGGACAGAGGATTCATTGTTATAGCCCATCATTCTGGCAATCTCTGTAGTGTTATAACCTTTTTCTTGCAACCCTCGAGCAGTTGCAACAAGATCTGCTCTTAACTGATTCTTTTCAATGCTTTTTTGCACTCGCAATTGTGTAGTGCTCATACCGAGTGCTGATGCGATCTCCTTCTCCGTCATGCCTGCATTTTGTAGCTCTTTAATTCTGCTCAAGAACCACGATTCATGCTGATAGGGGTTTTCCCCTGAACCCCATGGATAACGTCCAGATCGCCTAGGCATCCCATAATGCATTAGGATGTTAGCTGGACTTTCATTCATTTCATTTCTAATCCTCCTCCATCTTTATTCGGTTTATGAGTTTATCAAATGAAACAATTTTGTCTACGATGGGTCCGATTTGTTCGACTGTCGGATTATTGACTACAACATCATCAAACTGATAGATGCGTAATTCATAATCAATATCTCCAGGTTTTACTCGGTACTCAAGGCAGAACAAAGCTGCATAAACCTCAAGTTGTTCCATATGCGCCGGAATTGCAGTGCCGGTTTTCAAATCATGAATTCGAAGTAATCCATTTCGAAAAGTAATAGCATCTGCAGTGCCAAAACAATTTTCAGAATAATATAAAATTTGTTCTGGACGCATTTTGTATCCGATTGCATCATTAACGTACATGTTTAAGGTTTTATTAGACCTTGGCAACTTTTGTCCAAGTTTAATGCATTGTGCCGCAAATGCATGAAGTTCTGTTCCATGCTGTGCAGCTGTAAAACGATTATAGGCCTCAACAAGTTTGTCATCTGAATAATTAATCCAATGATACTTACTAGCACCTAAAAATGCATGTTTTTCTTTAAGATCGGAATGCTTGCTCCATTTCATTTAGTATCTCCTCTTTGTTTTCAGGATTAATAAATCTTGAAAATGACATTTCATTCATTTTATTTACATAATAATCCTGATTTGGTCTGTGAGAGGCCTTTTCTCCACGTTTGCATTCTAAGGTGGCCCACTTGTCTCTATATAGTATTAGGAGGTCTGGCAGTCCTTGGACATGAGAACTGTCGAGTTTGGTTACTATACAATCAACAAAACGTTCTTTTATTTCATGGATTAGGGAATTTTGAAAACTACTTTCTTTTTTAGACATAGTGGACCCCCTTTAGAATATCAAAACGTATAAGATGGAGTATTGTATAGAGAGAAAAAGACAAAGCGGGCGTTTTGGCCGCGCTTATCCTTCTACGTACTCTCTCTCTATTAAAGGCCTTGTTTTTTTCGCGAAATTTATTTTGCATATTTTTTACTCATTTGGCATATGATAAATGTATTGATCATCATTGATCAGATCTATCATCATAATATCAAACACTTCTTGTGCTCGTTCATTAGAGTCATAAGCCCCTAATACAGTAACTGCAACATTAGACGGATATGCTCCATTTGTTGCGAAAACTTTTTGTCCGGAAACATAGATTTCTTGTATCTTGTCCATAAATATAAATTTATGCTTACCCTGTGTTAAAATGCCTTTAATCATCATCTTTATTCTCCTCATCATCTAAATTAATTCCAGCCATTGTTAATAAAAATTTAGCAACTGTCTCATAAAACTTTTTTGCTCGTATATTATACGTGTCAAATTCTCCAGCTAATAATAAAATTGCGCCAGCAATCGCCCACAACGGCTCGATCTTGTAAATGGAAAACGCTAACATAACTAGTCCAACTATGTACTCCATAAAATATCATTTACTCCTTTCTTTGAATAACAACTTCAGCTCCAACAGCCGCCGCTAACTTAAGTAGATCATCTACACTGATCGTTTTTCGACTTATCTTGGTATAAAATGTTCCAGGCTTAATGCCTAAAATATCAGCGCATTGAACTGATGTTAAATCATAAGTTAGCATAAATGTTTTAAAAAACTGCTTAAAACTTTGCATAAAATATCTCCTTTCAAGCACTCAAAATAAAGTAATTTTTTTTGCTACTGGCCAAAAGCCCACTTTTTTTGGCCAATTCTTTTAAAAAAATGTGTTTTTTTTCTCACACTAAATAAGAGAAAAAAGTGGCCATCTGGGGAATTTTGTAAGAAATTCTTCAATATGAAGAATTTTTCTTCAATATGTAAGAAATCTAGATTCTCACCCGCCCACTTTTGGTTTTCAAAACTGGCCACAAAGTGGGCAATTGGGTGTCTCTTGTAAGAAATCTTACATATTGAAGAATTTCTTACAACTTTTTGTTTACCCATTTTTCTCAAAAATCTTCATTTTTCACCAAAATCCACCAATTTTTGGCCACCCGCCCACTTTTGGTTTTCAAAACTGGCCACTAATTTTAACATTATCAGTTCCGCCACCAATACCAAAATAGAAAAAATCCGATCAAAAATACATAAAATATAACAGCAATCATTATCCTTTCATCCACTAAATTCACCTTATTTCTGGTCCAAATGACCCTTCATACCACCTGATTTTCGCCCCAAATCGCTTTGAAAATAGGACGGTTTTTGGAAAATTTCCTTTGCTTTTTTGGTTTTTTCGTCATTTAAACGCTCTCCAAAGTTCTTTAAATCAGCCATTAAAGGCTCTGAATTCCAAGATTTTACATAATTTGTATTATTTATCACTCGTTTTTCCCTCATTATGACCCCCATAAACGCACATTTTCCAATGTTTGCAAGCTTTATTACAGGATTTTCCAGCTTTAAATCGGCATGAGTCTAGGCGCCTTTTATTAAAAATAGCCAAAATATCCTCCAAATCTGTAATACTTCGCTCTATTTTTACAATTTCCGCTCGAATTTCTTGCATTTCAGCACTTAAATTCTGATTAGAAATCTGCAAATCCCGCACAATCTTCTCCAATTCACTCATTTTCTTCTATATTTTCCTCCTTTAATAACTCTATTTTTGAAGCAACTCATTTGTTAATTCGGCGTTTATCTTTTCATACTCTTTCAGCCTATTTTCTAAGTTATGGCATAGTACAATCAATGGTGGTATACAACTCCAATCCGGTTGAAATGATGTTTTACATTTATCTATTCTGCAAGGGCATTCATCGTAATGAATACACTCTTTAAAACTAGTATTTTTCATAAAATATTACCCCTTCCCGATAATAGTATTAATAAAAGTAATGCAAATGTACATAAAAAACTGACAATGTATATTAGTTTAGCTAAAATATCATGGCATGTAGAAAACATCCATATAGCAGCTATTATCCAAGATAAATCCAATATTACTATTACCCCAATTAATATATAATATCCTATCATTATTCTTCCTTATATCGCCATATCAAAATTACCATTCTACAAACTTCCTTTCATTAAATTTTTGTTTTCGGTCAAGAGCCCTTCGAATAGAAATATCAATTGGTGATTTTGACATCAGATGATAATAGTATAGGTTCACAAAAGCAGTATTCAGTCGGTCAATACGTCCACTGGCTTGTTCCAAAACCTTATAAGAGTAGTTCTGAGAATAGAATATCACAGTATCGGTTTTAATGCAATTCCAACCCTCACATCCGGCCGTATATTGCACCAAATACACCCAATAAGCGCTTTCTGGTATTTCCTGATGCTTATGTCCATTCCACTCCGCTATAACCATATCAGGGCCTCCTATGGCCGCACTATAATCTAAACTCCGCAAGATCTCAAGCTCATAGTCAAAATTGTAGAATATAATACAGCGTGGGTGGTCTTTTACAATATCTAAGACTGCTGCTGCACGACTTTCATCAGAATTCACAACTTTCCGAAGTACATAACACAACTCAGATGCATTGACAAGCGGGGCATTCTCAAAGACATTCCAACGATCTCGCATGACCCGTCGATACAAGTCTTGGTCATACTCAACCGGAACAGTAATAGGTTTCCGCACGGTATGTCGCTCGAAGTCCATATCAATCAGAATCGAGTTTCGCAACCGCTCCAATCGCCGTGTTCCAACATACCGATCCACTTTTGGAAATTTACAGAAGCGCGACCATACCACATGCTCTCGCTCAAATTCTGTTTTGTTCTTGTAGAAGCCATTTGCCACAAAGACTGGAATATAATCCTGCCACGTGTCTCCTGGCGTCGCAGATAGAATAATCCATTGATTTTTCTTTGTAATCTTATAGAATGCCTTTACCCAAGCCCCAGACCCGCACACCCGATCCTCATCAAATATAAAGAATGCATCTTCTATATCTGTATATTTCTGTATATTGTTCCAGGAATCGATCACAACCATATGATCATAAATATCAATCGTACCATCCGTAGACAGATAGAAATGCGCCATATCACCCAGCCATTCACCTTTGTCACGCTTTTGCGCGGTCGTAATGACATACAGGTTTGCCGGTTTACACATTTCGGTATCCGTTGTAATGTCACCATGATAGCATTGATAATAGTATGCAAGAGCTGTAATTGACTTCCCAGAACCTACTCCACCATTCAGAATACAGCCGTTTTTCATATGTTTAAGAGCTTTTATCTGATGGTCGTATAGTTTCATTCTTTTCACCTCCCATAACCAATAACACTTGTAATGTCTGGATTCATATGTTCCGGTAAATCATCTTTATCGGTTTTCTTATATTCCTCCTTAAGGTGCTCAATAAGCTTAATAATTTTTGATTGACAATCAGAACAGAGCTCTATGGAATAATCTTCTTCTCCAATTTGCAATAAATTCTTATAAGGGTGCCACTCAAATTCCTTGCCACAAATATTACAATATACTTCTATGATAAGAATCCCTCCTTTCTTACACAAAAAATTACTGATACTTAGCCGCAAATTCATCCTCCTGGATAGTTACATACATCGTCTTCAGGTATGCTTTCACGCCAGTCTTACCATTCACTTCCCAATTATATGGCCGGCAGATTACATCAGCAGATAAAATATCCGCATAATCCAACGCCGCAACCATATCTTCAGTCATAAGCTCTTTACCATGCCGCGTGATGAGATAGATCTCCGGTGGAACGTTCCGGTAAGACACTGCTACGGAAATATAATACAGCGGGTCTTCGTCCTCACTGCGCGCATCCAAGATCTTGACATTCCAGCCATCTTCTAGAAGCTGCTTAGCGGTCTCATCATCCGGAATCACTACACAGAAGCTACGATCGCCAGCCCGGTTATACTTTCCTTCCTTACCTTCAAAATTCTTAAACATGATTCTTGCATCCTCAAATGCTAAATTGTTCTGTACCATAATTTGTTTCTCCTTTCATTTTAAAGACACTTTTTAATAAGTTCGTCTGCCATCTTTTTTGCCTCTTCATCCACGTTCGAAGTATCTATTTTCAGTCTCCACATCGTTTATTCTGTATGGCCTCCATTTCAAATTCCAAGTACTGCTTTGCCTTGGCTAAATCCTGTAAAATATCATCCTTTCTGCCAGCGCGAGATACATACTTCACCACATTTCCGAGATTAAAGTTTAATTCCCAATCCCGAATTACATCTTTCGGCTCATATTTCCGACCTCCAACATAATACTTTGGAGCAGATACATTATTACAATACACTAACTCGTGATCATACATAATATAATTTTACACCTCCTTGTCTAAACGCTTTTTCATACGAGTTACTTTTTGTTTTGTCCAATCGTCCACATTTAATGGGTCTAAAATGCCGCTTATAACAAGCTCTTCTATACATAGCATTATATCAGCAGTTTCTTCATGAAAATTAGCCTCAATTTCCTTAACTGGTTTGTACGTATCGTTCTCGTTACGAAAAAAACGTGCATATTTTAAACACGCATGTGCAAATTCTGTTGCTTCCTCCGCGGTCTGTTCCAGCATTGCTGGAAGCCCAATATGCCCTACTAAATTGGGGAGGTCGTCGCATTTAATTTCTATCATTGTTTTTTCTCCTTTCAAATATCAAAAGCTTAGAGCCAGTGTTTCCACCAGCTCTCGCTCGTTCTAGTAGTTTTTTAACCACTTAAAGAGGTCCTTTCCGGACACAACTACTTCTTCAGCCTTAGTAGCATTTGTAATGATGAATCCGCCATCTTCCATTGCCTTATTCAGTTGTTTTTACTGCGAATGAAACTCTGCTTCTTCTGGATAGATCGGTCTTCCATCTTCATCATATTCACATCCAGAATATCTATCATCAGATAAGAACCATTCTGCATCGCCATGGACAGAAATATCTTTGATTGCCTCCTCAACCAGCTTCAAATAGAAACTTCGGTCAATTATGTCGTCGAGATTCTTCATATTGTGAATATCTTCAGATTGCAACCACCGATAACCCTTTGCCCCAGATGCATAGCCATACTTGACATTTCCATCTTTATCTGTAGTCTGACGCATGAGTTCTCCACCACCATAACCTGGATTAATCGGTGTAAACTGTCCGACACGCCCTACAAACTGATACCGATGCTCATCCTCGCCAAGACCTTCATTCATATCTAAATATAATGATGAAGTAACAGCAAAGGTCTCACAAGTGTCATCAAATGTGATTGGCTCATGACTGAATAAGGTCTTAAAAAGAAATGGGACTGCAAACTGTTCTCCAGTAGCCGTCCAATCACCACCATGACTTGCATTATCTCCTGGGCAATATCCATACAAATCTGCACAACGGTCAGCAGACGCATACTGAGCAACATAGGTTGACTTATTCACAAGGCATATCTTTTCATAGGTAGCCTCATGCTCAAAGAAATATCCATACTGTTTGCCATAGTCCATAACAAACTGGATGATTTCTGGTGTAGCATCTGGGATCTTGATCGAGTCTGTCTTGATGTGGGCAACTGTAAATCCGCGTTCCTGCACCTCATGCTTCAGGTTGATCATGAACAATGCACCGCGTTTTGCAACGATATTGTCTTTATTCCGTGGGTCTTTGAATGGATTATCAAACTTTGCAGAGGTCAAACCATATACTGAATTGATTGCTGTCTTAAGTGCATTTGCAAGATCTTTGGATTTCATTTCACCGGATTTTATCCGATCAACCCAACGTGCAAGTTTTCCATCCAGAATACCATTAATCTCATCCCATTCTTCGTGTTTAATATCCACTCGTCCATAGACAAGTTCATAAAATCGTTCTGTATAAGGACCAAAGATGTACTCAGCCATTGCCGAATGAGGATGCATCGATGTAATATCCAATAGAGCAACAAGTCCATAAATTCCTGGTTCCGAATAGACATATCCACCTTCACCAACTTCTTCACCACGATACATAGACTTACCAAATTCGTAAGAATATCCAGGAAAATAAGGCAATAGACTCTTTGCTTCTCCATGTGGCTGAGCCATCATATCCGGGAATACATGGGATAAGAAACTGTATTGTTGTGTATCCATATCACATACTGGATCTGCAAGATTTCGATAATAGAATTCATCTTGCGGTTTACGGTTACTACCAAATATAATTTTGGTGGTTAATGTGTTTGTAGTATCATTAACACTCAAACCTGCAATATCTGCCAGAATCTGACGTGCAGTCCAGTCGGCATTAAGGTAGTCAAATGCTGCTTCCGTTGCAGTTACATCATTGCAACAATATTCTCCGACCAAATCCCACAGTTCTTTCGGAACTGGTTGATCCCAAGGTAACCCAAGCTCCTGATGATGTTTTCCCATCTCAATCTCAAGTTTCTTAAGAGATTTCTTATTGCCTGCGGATGCAAAGTCATAAATATCAGTATAAGAGATGTTGTATGCTTCGCCAAAGAATGCATTTTTATTACCACTAATGATCTTTTGTGATACATTGTATAACTGCTCCTCAGAATATCCAAGAAGTCTTGCATATAGGATGTGGTTGTCGTATCGTCGGCAGTTAAATCCGATCAAACGATATTGGATTAATGCCTCTACATCCTGCGGCGATGGATTGATCATGGTAAATATCCGATCATTACCGCGCTTTTTCCAGCAAATGACAAAAAGATTTGGAAAGACTTCCACATCATAGAAAACAATTTCTTTCTCATCATTTGCAACGGATGGAGAAACATCATCTGACTTAAACTGCATCTTATTTACAAGTTTGATACAATACTCTGCTTGATGTGTGCTGTTCATAGCAAACACCAGAATTGCATTTCTCATATCAGAAATATCATAGTGCATACCTGAGTTATAGGCATCCTCTAAGATCTTGTAGATGAAGTCAATACTTGGTTTTGTACCGGGATGTATCTCCTTCTTTAAATTGCGAGCAATTAGAGTACGAAGACTCTTTTCACTCTTCACACTATCAAAATTGACCACTTTTTCCCCTTTCGTTGGAAGACCCGAACTAATTGTTGAGATCTGCAAATTATTGCACTTTGTTAATTTCCTTCGAAGACTAGATCCGCCAGAAAATACCTTAATCTCAATATGCTCTGCATAGAGTCGCTTGAGCTTTGACACGTCACCTGTATAAATATAATGTAGATGTATTCCGGCACCAGACTTACTCAATTCCGCATAAGTTTCAGGCCATTTGTTGGCAGCTTCAAGATTCTTTTCTAAGCATTTTTCGCCATTTTCATCTGGAATATCAAAGTCAATGACTATGTGATTCTCTTGCGGCTGCACATAATGCAACTGTGAGGTGTTGATGTCTGATAGTTTTGTCTTGACGTTTTCCCATTTCTTGAATGGAGTTCCTTCCTCATTTGCCAATTGAGCTTTGCATCCGCCGCAAAATGAATCAAAGATCGATGGCTGTTCCGTAAAGTGAATCCATCTGGAAATATCCATAGATTCCGTCTTTTCATCTACTGCACCATCTACTCGATCCGCTCGGAATCCATGAAAATAGTTACGAATCCGCTCGCCATTAATTTCCTTTCGATCTGTATAATCCCAGAAGTAATTCTTAAGCTCCTCCTTGAATACCCGCATTGAGAACGGATAGGCTACGTTTGCATCCTCGCAGTATTGCTTATACATTTCCCAAGCGGCTTTGAGTGTTGTACAATCATCACGCTTAAACACAAAGTACGAATCTACAATATAATTATAGAAGTCATTCGAAGCACCCATCATTCGTGTTGGAATGTACTCATCATAATAGTCAGGATCTTCTAAATAAATATCACGGCAATGACAGGCAATCCCACCAAGCTCAAATGGAATCTGAGACATTGCTCGATTGTATTCTTCGACTGAGAGCTTCTTTCCAGATGGGGTCACATCGATCAATCGTCGTATCAAGCCTGATCGGGAGTCTGTGATCTTTACTGGCTTGTTTGTACCCATGAAGAGAAAAGTCTTAAACCGGTTTTCATAGGTTGCTTTAAATTTCTCATTAACTGTCATAGTTTCATGAGATATCAAACTATTAAGCCTTGTATTGTCTTCGATCTTACTCAGATCCCCATCATGCTGGATACCGATAAGTGGATTTGTTCGGAATGACTCTAATGCAAATGCATTGCTACTTGAACCTAATGCTTTAGCATCAAAGACCGAATAATATCCAACAAATAGCTGCTGTATAATATTAAGAATCGTCGATTTACCAGTTCCCATTGCACCGTACAGTACTACAAACTTCTGAATAGTCTTTGAATCACCGGTCACAATAGATCCAATTGCCCATTCAATCTTTCGCCGCTCTTCTTCCTCATATAATGTGCTCATAAGCTTGTCATAGTTTGGAATATCACACGGCTCTAATGCATAAGGCAAGCATTTGCTGGCGTAATCAAGCTTGTTGGGCGCCATATCTGAAAATATCAATTTCTCATCGAGCATATGATAGGAGTCACGAGACTGTTTCTGACAATACTTATGCCAGGAATCGATCATGCCTGTTTCTGCATCCCACATATGCAGGATGTGTACCACATCTGATGAGTATCGGCTTTTATTCTCTTCGTAGTACTTATCCAATTCTCGATCGATTAACATCAAACAATCCTGTTCGTCGGTAGACCACAGGCCTCTGTCTTCAACCCATACAGCATAAAAGTCTCCGCCACGTATCATCAGATCCTTCGACTTCGTGATACGAAACTTTGGATAAATATCCAGTACTCCACGCTTTGGAGACTTTTCTGAAATCATCAAGAAGTCAAGCATAAATAGTCTCCTTTCTGATCGCTTCGAAGAATATCAAATGGCCTAGTCTTCTCCTCCATCAGCATTCCCCTTACTTTCAAGTTCTGAAACCCTCTCGTCAAGCTGTTTAATCTGCCGGTCACGAACTGCATCATTGTATAACGATCCGGCAACCCAAATGCCTAAGAATATCATTATTTTTTTGTTTCTCTTGATGACCTTATTCATATCTGAGCATAAACTTGTTAAAACCTGATCAATTGTAAAATTCATAATAATTCCTCCTTTAAAGTTGTGCCAAATGCCATTGCATTTGATACCAAATATCAACCTCTCTTAAATCTCTTCTTGGTTCCGGAACAAAGAATAAACCACCTTCACCACGCTCTGAATATTCCCGATTGTTAATACGATCTACTACTATCTGAACTTCATCCATTGAATGACAGTTGCTTAATCCGGAATTATCCATTTGTTCCCAAAACCAAGTATCTGGCCCGCAATCTTCCGAAATATAATACCCCATAATATTGTCTTCTCGAATTGCTAATGCCACCATCATTTCAAGCATACTACAAGGCCAATCTCCAAGATCAATACCAAATCTTCCTCGCATTTCAAGACCATCGATTGCTCGATTTTCATCCATATCTAATATCCACGTGAATTCAATAGAATATAAATCTCGGAGAATGGCTCGATGTGCCCTATCAATATGACGTTTTCTAGCACCAGTGGTAACATATTCTATAAGCCAGTTTACATACTCCTTTTCCTTTTTCAATAGCACATCACCCCGTCTCATAATCACTCTTCAGGATAGAATGGCGTGTCCACTTCAACAATATCATAATAACATCCATATCGCGGATTTACCACAAAGATTTCATGATCCTTTTGGTTAACAAGAGCATCAAGAATATCTTCGCTTACAGTATTCTCTGTCTCCATGACATCCCCGTTTTCATCCACAAGAACGTCATCACTATGGAAATATAAAGATACTCGGTCAAACATTTCATTTTCACCATATTCTTCTTCCGTAATAATACGCGGAGCATTACCATAGTTTTTCTGCTCTTCCGGCTTGATCATGAGCTCTTCTTTGGTTGGTTCGTCCTCATCATGGTAATCCTCTGCTTCATCGATGCCATATTGTGGATTGACTTCTTCTACCGGCCCGTCATCGACCTTCTTGTAGTATTTCGTATAGTCATGATAACCTGCACGTTCAGTAGCAGTCTTCGCCAGATCCGGTTTGTTGTGAGCCATATGAGCAAGTGTACGAGGATCAGATGCAGATTTCTCTTCTTCCGTTTCTGAAATATCTGCTTGCTCTGATTCCATTGCTTTTTCTTTCAGAACCTTGCTTCGTTCCTTGTTCCATTCATCGTCCATTGACTGCTGCTCCAGTTTGTGCTTGATTACCGCATAGGTTACCCCAGAACCCACTGCAGCACCCAAAGCAACTAAAAGTATATCCTTAATAAGTCTATTCATATTGCCTCCTTAAAATATCATAGTTTTCATCTATGCGATTTGCATAATCAGAAATAATTCCTTGACTATAAAGTGACTTGGCTTTCGCTTGGCCCATATTATAGGCCATCGCTACATATCGTCGATCATAACCATAAGAATCACTTTGTAAATTTGTAAGAATATCAGCACATAAGGTTAAATTCTGAACTGGATCAAAAATATCAGTTACGCCCAATCGTGAGATGTTCTCTTGATACCATTTTGGTATGATCTGGCATAATCCACTATCACCATCTGCTCCGACCGCATTGACTTTGTAATTACTCTCCGTCTTTGCAAATGCCATTAATAAAACCGGATCAATGTCCTTTTGATTGCCAACATATACCGCACAACTATGTAGTGAATCTTCTGTAATGTATCCGTCTTGAATATCAACATGATATGAATATGGATCTGCATCAGTAATTGCAATTCGATCCATATACGCCGATGCAACTATTGGAATATCAATAGACTCAATACTTACTTCCGATTCATCCTTTACAAGTTCGATTGTTGTGCTCATGATTGGTTCATCTGGGTCATAGTTTTGATACAGTTCATGATAAGTACAATCCGCAAACAGTAAGAAACCGAAATATATAACGATAATTGCCTCGGCTAGTCGTTCCATCAATTAAATCACGCCCTTCCTTGCATCTTGCATAATTCTACTACAAGTATTGTCATCTTCTGCTTGCTCTAGTTTCTTAATAACTTCTTTTGAATAGCATAGTTCTTTTGCAATTTGAATGTATTCTCTTCGATCAAATTTGGTATAATACTGATTACGATTTGCACCCTTCAAAATATAAATCCCTCCAAACTTTGTTCAGACCATCCCCTTCACATTCTGCTGTAGATGTCACCGTCGACATTAAAATCTAGTGGAATCGGCTTTGCCTGGATGCCGAGACCCTTAAAGTCCACTGCAGTACATTCGCCATTGTCGTATAAGCCGAAATCGATGTAGTTATCTCCTACCGGATTCTTCTCGTCATAAATCCATCCCACAACCATCCCCGGTTTTGTCTGCGGGAATCCGAGCATGTCATAGACGTCATTGAGAAGTAAATATCCATCTGCCTGCAGCCGATGATTTGCATAATTCTGCTGTGCCTTCAGGAAATTCAGATTATGGTATGGATCATACGTCCAGTTTGGATTGACGGATCCATCCGGATTGTGCTGATCGAAAACCCGATTGTAGTCATTCGCCGAAATATCATAAGACTCAACTTTTTCTTTTTTAGTTTTTGTCTTGCCCTTCTCATCCGTCTCGGTTACCTCAATCTCATCGACTGTAGTGCCATACCGGATTTGCTTTTCAATTTCCTCGCCGTAGCGATCTTTGACTCGGCCACGATAGGTCTTGAATGTCTCATCTAATGCTGCATATGCTGCCGTGAGAGCTACATTGCGCTTCCGGATGATGTTGTGAGCTGCGAGAATACTTGTGATAGATAAAGCCCCAAGGATAATGGATGGAGCATAGAGTTTTACTACTCCAACTCCTGCCTGGACATATGTGATCATCAAATCTTTTCTGGCATCCTCTTCAGTATACTCTGCATCCGGAGCAATTGTGATTGTCCCGTCCTTTACCCCATGAATTTGATCAATGGTATTCTTTGCCGGCTCAAGAACCTCATCTAATTTGATAGTTGCTTTACATGCTAGCACCGCCGATGCAACACCGCCGATGATACCCGTAGTCATCAGAATCTCCGGGCTGTACTTCTTTACTTTGAATAACGCCTTATGTGCCACTCGATTTACTGTTTTCATGATCTCGTTTTTATTCATTTTTCTTCCTCCTTATTGGAATAATTCTAAAATAGTATAGCAAATATAAAGAATCACTGCTAATGCAAAAATATCTACCAAAACCTCTAAGGTATAAATGATCTTAGCAAATTTTTCACTATTGACGATCCGATTTGCTGCGTCTCTAAGTTTGTCAATGTCTAACATAGTTTCCTCCTACGTAATTGGCATTGCTTTCGGGAATCGTAATACCCAACCATCTGTATCTCGTACAACTCGTGCATCGGAAATATCTTTCCAGCCATAGTTGTTGTAAGTGTAATCGCAACTAATACCGGCTGCCTCATACAGATCTGCAAGACTTACCACATGATATTGCTCCATAAGAGCGTCTAACTCATCCAAGATCGCATGAGCTTCTGCACTTGTGGTTACACAAATATCATTGTAGTCGAACGTAGATTGCCTTCTTGGTGCCATTGATGATCTTGGATATGATGCTGCTTGATAGTTTACGCGACCTCCGCCTCCTAATATGGACCCTTTTCGGACCACTCTGCGTCCAAAGACTTGATTAACCGTATCGCAAATTAGATTTCCTGCTGCTGGAATGAAAATATCATAGATTAGCCATTCTTTTACATCGGTCACATCCTCGGGCAAAAATATCTTTTGGAGTTTGCTTCCTACACTCGGTTTTTTCTCTTTAGCACTTGTTGCAACTTGCTTTACTTCCTTCTTTTTCACAGGTTCGATTTCAGCTTTCGGAGTTGCTCCACGACTCTTATGGCTATTTGATTCATATTGCTCCATATGATCCTCCTTTAAAATATCAAAAGCTTAGAGACCCTGTTATGGGCCTCCTTGGCTTTGAGTCAACCGTTCTTTTTCTTTTCGGTCTTTTCTTCCGGTTCAACATCGGATTCCTCTTCTTCATCCGGATCCTCAACGAATTCTACTTCAACCTCATTCTGCTTCGCCGTCTTCTTAGCTTTGTGCTTGGCGATCGCGCCTTTGACCTTGCCTGCTCCAAACTCGATCAGTTTGGTTGCTGCAACACCGATAAGTGCTCCTCCAGCTAAAACCAGTCCAACATTGACATCAGAACCCTCGTCTACATAAGTATCCTCTTCCGGCTCCAGATTCATAAGTTCTAATTCCTCTCTGTTTTCTTCCATTTCTTTTTCCTCCTTTTATAGAAAATTTATTTGGTTTCTACTCCATTATAGGAGTTGTTAATTCTGCGAATATCAACGAAACTGTGGCTTGATGTTATAGTCAACCACCATGCAGGGATCTCCATTGTCAGCACCTGCATAACTGTAGTAGAACTCGATCTCACCGTCATCGACATTCCAGCCAAGATCAGTTCCTAGCTTTGTTCCCGGAAGACCTAACTCATAATATAAATCGTTCAAAGGTACAAACATCTCCCGTCGTAACTGGAAATTCAGTTTGTTCACCGCTGCATCAATCTTTGTCTTATCTGATTTGAAATATCTTCCGCTGACACTATCCATGCAAAGCGTATCACCATTTCCGGTCATAACAACTTCAGTATTCTTTAGCGGCGCCTTCTCGACTTTGTCCTTTAGGATTGCATCTTTGATCTGCTGTTCCTTCTTTGGACCTGCGATTTCGAGGGTCTTAGACTTGTATTCCTTCAGTGCTGACTCGGAAAGAGCGTAAGCCGTCGCCAGAGCAGCGTTTCGTTTGCCATTTACCGTAGTTCCACCAATTAGGCACGCCGTTGACAGGCCGAGTGTGATTGCCGTAGGAATATAGCACTTCCACGTTGTTTTCACCACCTCTTTTGCCGGAAGTTTGTCGACATGCATTCTGAATGTCCGTTCCGTCTCTTCTTTTTCATTCTCGATGAGTTCCAGAGCCTTTGGTGTAGCCTTAACTGCCATTACCACTGATGCAAACATACCAGTGATTCCAATTCCTGTTAAAATTTCTGGACTTTTCTTCACTAAAGTCTTTTGAACTGACTTTGCCATTCCTGAAATATCAGGCACTTTTATTTTCATTATGTTCTCCTTTCAGTCTTCGTAAATTACTTTCTTATTTTAAACCATCTGATACAAAATATCCTCGGCTACATCATACGCAACCGAAAATATCCAACTTGTATGATGGTTTTCACATGCTAATTCATCCATTTCCTGCCTGAAATCATCCACAATCTCAATCGGCCTTCGATCTCGACAGGTTTCAACACGATGTAAAATCTCATAAGCTGCCCATAAGGAATAGGAGTCTTGCTTGAATTTTGCTTTACGTAAGGAATTTGTCGGAACTCTCAAATCAGCAATGTATTGGACGATGCATTCTATTGCTGCTTCTCGCATAATGTAACCTCCAAAAGAGAAGAGGCCTAAGCCTCCTCATTATTTTCATCCTGTGATTGGATACTCTGAATCTGTTCTGTTACTTCATCTTTCATGTCAAGATGATCTGCTGCTAATCCCGCAAGTGCTCCAATGCCAGTTAACAGTAAACCAACTGCACGAAATATAAATTTCTTATTCTTCATCTTTATCACCTCCTTTTCATTATATCCGCTGTTTATTCTGCGTTTGGCAGATCCTTGGTTATTTTAATGCCAATAATACAATTTGGAAATGCTTGGATGTTTATCACCCGCATCTTTAAAATCTGATCAGTCGACTCGGCAAGGAAGTCTCTAACGGTTTTCTTAATGTAGACTCTATGGCCATATATGGTTAGCATAACTTTTATATCTTCTTCTTGATCCATAACAGACAATAATTCCACTAATGTCATAATGCTTTCTCCTTTCATAAAATATCAAAAGAGAAGAGGCCTAAGCCTCCTCATCAGTTTTTGATTTCCATTCATTGAAAATGTCATCGATACGATCTCTAAAATGATCCGCTATTAACCAGACCGCCCAACAAACAGCTTCGATCACCAGTATGATCCCAGTCAATTTGAATGATGCTCCCCATGTAATAGGCGTATCCATTTTGTCCATAATCCATTCTATCATGCTACATTCCTCCTTTAAATGTTTTATTTACCATTATAGGAGCTGTTATTTTTGCGAAAGAAAGGATAGAGACCTTGCTAGATCTCTTCCTTTGGTTGTTCAATTCTTTTTGTTGATTATTTTTCTTATCAACCATATGATGAACACGACACATACAATCACGTCTCCGAACACCACAATAAATACTGCTCCTCCTACGGATGCAATACCAAATACGATCCCGAGCGCAATGATTGCGATCGCGAACAATAACAGAATAAGAAACATAATAATCCCTCCTTTAATATATTGTTTACCATTATAGGGGTTGTTATTATTGCGAATCAGCTTCCATCCCTTCTCCTTTCTGATCAAAATATCAAAAGCTTAGAGACCCTGTTATGGGCCTCCTCGGCTTTGAACTTACAGTTTCTTGAACGGCTTAAATTTCGATAATAAACCTCTAAATGTTGTCGATGAAAATACTCCTGTTTCTTCGAATTTCAAACCTTTCCGGTAAAGTAAAATATACACCATAATCGGCACTGCGAACTCTACTCCATTTATCACCGTACGAACCAGCTTATCATGATCTTCCCGATCGCGTTCGATCAATGTGTCTGCTTCCTTGATTTGAGCCTCATGCTCCTTCAATTCCACTTCCCGCATCTTCACGTCTGCGTCATTCAGATTCTTCTCTGATTCCTGGCGAGCTTTGTAGAGCTTCACAATACCCTCAATAGTATCCTGTTTCTCTTTACTGGCTTCTGCCTGATTTGCTTCTTTGATCTCATTCAAGATCAATTCATCAAGACTTTTATTGATTTCATCCATCTTGATTCCTCCTTTCAAAAATATCAATTAGTTCCATTATAGCAGTTGTTTTCATCGCGAAAGCCCAACAGCTTCTTTTGCCAATGTGTCTGCTCGTTCATTTCCTTTTATACCACTATGTCCCTTAACATGTTGGAAACAAATATCACAGACACTATGCATAATGGATTGCATATATGCGGCATAAGCTTTTGTTGCCGGCTTATTTGTTTTCCATTTCTTAGTCGGCCACTTCTCAATACCCTCATAATCATAAAAGAGAGTTAATGCTTTGATGCCAAGATCCATGGCTAGTTGAGCAATTGCCTCTGCGCCAAGAATTTCTCCAGCCACATTTCTCATACTTGCAAGATCTGGGTTATTATCACAACCATAAATAACATGCTCTTTCCCATTCAAATCTACTAAATATCCACCATATCCATAGGTCTTTGTCTTAGGATTATAGGAGCCATCGACATAGGCGTATGCTTTACTTTGTTTCATCATTTTCTCCTTTCTTAAATATCAAAATCAAAAGAGAAGAGGCCTAAGCCTCCTCACTCGGTTTTGTTGATAGTTCCTCCGGCCAACTTATATACCGCATCCCTCACATCTTCGAATTCACACATCATCCAAGATATCCATGCCATACCAGCAAAAATACCAGCGAATAAACCACTCAAAAATCCTAAAAATGTTTTCATATAATGCTCCTTTCAAAAATATCAATTAGTTCCATTATAGGAGCTGTTATTCTTGCGCATGTTTAATATCAAGCCGTATCGCTTTATGCCCTTCTAACATTTCGGTCTCGATACAGATATGTACAGCATCCTGATCTTCTTCTGGTGTAATCTCCAAATATCCAGCGGCCGGACATCGAATCTCGTTTAAGAACCACCCAAGTGTGAATCCGATTATGAGACTAATAAAAACGACGGTTAAAGTAATTGTCTGAGTCATAATATTTATCCTTTCTTAAAATATAAAAAAGCCTAGAGGATCTGTCATGATCCTCTTCCGGCTTGATCACTTGTTAATCTTATCGAGAACTTTATTCATCTTAGAATTCAGTTCGTCCAGCGTTTGTGCCTGAACATTACAAAGCTCCATGCTCATTTTGGCTAATTTCATCCAGTCCCTCGTGAGCAAAGCCTGTTCATCTGTGACTTCCTTATTCATGTCTAAAATCCCAGTCATGCTCATTGTCCGGCTCATAGCCTTTTCATAAGCTTTATTAAATTCATCAAATGCTTTCACTACTTTTCCTTCTGTCATAATTTTACCATCCTTTCAAAAATATCAATTAGTGTCATTATAAGCCTTGTAAATTTCGCGAAAAGAGAAGAGGCCTAAGCCTCCTCTACCACCATAAAGCCATATTCTTGATGGGCTTCTTAATACGAAGCCAGTCAATCAGGCTTATCCCGTTCATGACGAGATGTGTTTGATCTCCAATCCTGCGATAGACAATACTTCTACATGTGCCCCGCACGATATTGTAAAACCGACCCTCATCAATTCCTCGAATAATAATTGCCTTCTTCATTTCAGTCCTCCTTAAAATATAAGTTTATAGTTTCTCCATTATAGACATTGTTTTTATTGCGAATTTCATTTCATTCAATGGTCTACTCGCTTCGTTCGTCGACAAAAAAAAAAGAAGAGGCCTAAGCCTCCTCATCGGATATCAGTGTATTTAATCTTTTTAGTGTTAATTCTTATACGTCTATAACAACATGGACATATAAAACTAAATTCATGAGTGCCAAACCATTCTAGCAACGGATCGAATTCGTCCGCTTCTATTATAGCATTGCACTTCTTGCATTTAAATTCCATATGTGCCGTCCTATTAAGACGAGTAATATCTCCTGATTTAACAACCTTCATAAATATCAATCCTCCTTTCCATTAAGAGGGTTGTTTTCTATGCTAAAAATATAAAAGCCTAGAGGATCTGTTACGACCCTCCGGCTTGCGCAAACAATATCAATTATTGGAAATTGTCTCTATTAATGTATCTACTGCAATCATAACCAACGTTACGATTCCTAATAACTGTGCTCCTGATACTGTTACTGTAATGCCTCTAAGTACTGCCATAACCGGCTGCACTGCCAAAGCTGCTAATACAAATATCATTACAACTACTAAAATCTTTATTGTGTTCATTGCTTTTCTCTTTAACATAATAACTCCTCCTTTTTGTTTATTGTTTGTGCATTAAAGGAGTCGTTTTTGTTGCGAAAAAAAATAAAAGGATAGAACATCGATCGCCCTATCGAGTATTTATCCCAGCCGAGCTTATTAAATAACGGCTCTGGTACCTTAATTATAAGGCTCTTTCGTCTTTTCGATTTAAATGGACTTTTCACCACCTTGAATTCTATCTCATTATAAGCCTTGTAAATTTTGCGAAAGGGATAGAGGACTTGTTAGTCCTCTTCCTTGCCTTCTTCATCTTTTTTCATTTCTTTGTAAATGTCCATAGCGTTGATTGTCATTATAACCGCCGATACAAATATTGTTACTATAACCGCATTCATTCCTGCTTTAGCATATAATACTGATATACATGCTGACATTGTAGCCAACATGAATACTACTAATATTGCTAAAAACATTACGCCGATAACTTTCACAACATTGTTCATTACCTTTTTCATGGCATTCATAATTCTATTTAACATAATACTACCTCCTTATAAAATAAGATTATTGTTTGCATTATATTCCTTGTAAATTTTGCGAAAAAGAAAGAGCCCTTGTAGGACTCCTCCTTGCTCAATATTCAATTTTTCTTAAACTTCAGCTTCCGCTAATTTCTCTTGCTGGATCTTATGGTTAACATAGTTAGTTACATACTCAACATTGTATAAGCTGTAATAGATATGAGAATTCTTATTCGTTACACAGTCGTATACCACGTCACCATCGTTGAGAGTATAAATACCATTCAATGATACTAACTCTGCATCTTCTTCTGTGTAGTTGAAATACACATTCAGAATTTCAGCGTCAGTCATTTCATCGGTATATACTGTCGATTCGATTTGCTCCCGGTATGCCTGTGCATCGTTAGCTTTCTTCGCATCTACCATAGTTTTTACACTGCTAATAACTGCAATAATAACTACTGCTACTGATAAAACCTTTGCTAATTTCTTTAACATAATGCTACCTCCTTTAAGGTAAAATTTGTTTATTGTTTGCATTATATTCCTTGTAAATTTTGCGAGTTTCATTTCATTCAACGGCCTACTCACTTCGTTCGTTGACAAAAATAAAAGAGATTGTTGGGATTCGAACCCATACTTCCCATTGTGGGTGTGCTACCAATTACACCATTCCTCTCATTAAGAGACTTGTAAATTTTGCGAAAAGAGAAGAGGCCTAAGCCTCCTCATCTTAAACTTCTTTACACTGATCCCAAAATGTTCTCATAAATCGCATGGATCCACAACATGGACATATGAAATGAAAATCAGTCTTACTATTGTGATCCCATTCTAATGCTGGGTCATCCTCCCTAGCTCTAAGAATTGCACCGCATCTTGTGCATTCAAATTCATATGTCTTTAACTTGTTAAGATCTCTTCCCATCTTAATTACATCCATTTTTGACTCCTTTCTATGAAATATCAATTAGTTCCATTAAAGTCGTTGTTTTCCTCGCGAAAGGGCAAAAACGAAGAACCCTTGTAAAAAGGGCGCCTGCAAATATCACAAACGCCCTAGTCAGTAGTTAGTCGGTCTCTTCATCTTCTCCTGTGTTTTCGTTGTACTTCCCAGTACTAATACCGAGCACGGCACCAAGGAACGTATCGATTGCCGTAAGCGTACCCACGACCTGCTCTGCATATGGCAAGCCCCAGATAGACGCGATCGCAAAATATAAAGTACCAAGTGCCGGTAAGAGAATCAAAGCAACCCATTTCAAAATATCATATGTTTCGTTCGATAAAGCCATGTTAATCACCTCAATTTAATTTCGGATTGGTAATTTCTTAACTTCCTCCATTACTCGTTCTGCTGATCCATTGCCACCTAATTTCTTATATGGGACATACAAGTAATCATGAAGATTCTCATACTCGTCCCGTGTAATATAAGGTTGACCGTTCTCATCTCTACGTTCCAGGTATGTCATACCGAGATGTACAATTCGATCATGGCCTAAACCAACAATCATTTGTGTCTTTACATCTTTTGTTTCACCTTTTTTCTGCATGTATGCCCAGAACCCGGAAGATGCGATAACCGAGCAAAGGACGGTTATGACCAATTGTAGCCATTCCATTGATTATGTCTCCTTACGTTAAAAACTAGCAAATATCAATGTGAAGACCCTTCTTCATTTTCTTCTTGTACTTCTCATGCAGGCATTTTTGACATTCGACGATGTACACGATGTCATAATCGACCGCTTCCAAATCCAAAATATCACGCTCGATCCATTTCAGTTCTTGATCTACGTCGCAGATAAGGTCCGTCACTTTCTTGGCATCTGCTACTTCTCCGAGTTCCATCAGTTCTTTGTAGAGATGTGAATACAGTTCCTTTGTTTCTTTCTCCCAGGTATGCCATTTAGAATATCCATCTTTTACCGCTTTTCTCTTAGTCGCGGGATCGACATCCATGCGATCATGAGCATACCAAGACTCCGGAATTACATTCGGATCATCTACTTCGGCCTCCGGAATTAGTTTTCCGTGATGATTGATGAAATATCTACAAACCGAACGATAACTGATCGTCTCGTCCAAATAATGGTATTCCTGGCATCGTTTATAGCCCTTTAAACCCAAGAAATCGTAGTAATTAGCCATAGACTCATGAACCATCATACCCTCGATCATATGAGCTGCTACCTTAGCAAAGATCTCCTCAACAGTCATTGTAAACCCTCCAATTGTTTTAAAATATCATTGATCTTCTGATCCTGAGCATCCAAGTGTTCGTGGATCTCCTTTAACAAAATCTGAGCTTTATTATCAAACTCTTGCATAAGTTCCTGCTTATCACCTTGCGTTAGGTTCTCATTGTAATTGAGAATTCCAATAACGAAACTTAGGATGTTCAGAATATCCAGAAGATCATATTGTCCATTATTTGTCACTTAGCAAATTTTCCGAACCGTTACATTCGCTTGAACGTAAGTTGCACTTGGCCCAATATTCATGAACCGAAGTGTTGTCGGACTTGCACAGCAGCAATTGGAGTTGTTTTCACTTACCTGTACCAAGGTTGAGAACGACAAGGATACAATGGAACCGGTTGCAGTAGAAGTTGCTGCTGCCATAGCCTGAGGCTGTAAAACATCGTTCTTTGTCATCTGTACCTGCATATTACCGCTTGTACCGGCTGTCGATACTGCGGCATCAAAATTCACTTCATATACCCCACATCGATTCAGGTTAATCGTGTTCGCTGCGGATTTCTCAATCGCACAACCTTTGTCAATGGATGAGTTGTTGAAGGGAATAGATACGTTCTGCTGTACACTAATATTCTGGCTATAGGCTTCTAATACATCGAGCATAAGTTACCTCCTTCCAAAATATCAACCGTTGCAGCAAGTTCCGCATCCGCAAAACGGGCTAACCCCGGCATTGTATGCCATAACATTCGGGTAGCGAACTACACCAGCAAGCTGAGCCTGAAGCTGCAGCCCATTGATCTGATTCTGCATATCTGCCATACGATTGCCGCAAAGCGTATCCAGAACCTTCTGAATCTGAGCGGTTGTGTTGGCATTGATCTCAGCTGTATTCTGTGCTGCCAGATAGCGATTCTCAAGGATAGCCTGCTGCGTCTCACAGCAGCACTGCTTGTTTGCAAACCGGTTCTCCAGTACTGCACTGTTTAATGCAGAAAGGCCGGTGCAGAGATCACGATTGATGCTCATCTGGTTCTGCTGGATGGTATCGTTGATACGGCCGACAGAATTCTCCAAATTGTTGAAATTCATTGCATTGCAAAGGCCAGCTTCGGTAACCGGCTCGCCATTGTTGTTACGGTTATTTCCCCAAGCACCGTTTCCGCCGCCCCAGAAAAGGATCAACAGAGCAAAAATCCACATGAAGCCATTATCGCCCCATCCATCATTGTTACTGCGGTTAAGCATAGCAACATCACTTGCTGATAAAGTACTTTCTCCCATAATCGGTTCCTCCTGAAAAATATAATTTTACAAGATGCCCGTCATTGATGTATTATTTAAGTGCATTGACAATTTGTGTCGGATCGATGCCTTTTTGCTGTGCTGCCATAAGAAACATCTGCTTTGCTGACATTCCCTGTCCGCTTAGCACATTAAGGCCCTGCGCTAATTGAGGGTTTTCCTGTGCAAGCATTGTCTGAACCAGTTGATTTGGGTTTGGTTTTCCTTTCAAATTATTTGCTAAGTCTTTTACATGCTGTAGGTAATTCGTGAACCCATTGTCACTTTGAGCCGGTGTTGTTGGATTCATTTGACTGTACAAATTGCTTGCCATTCTGTTTCCCTCCTCTCATGTTACGAAGCGCCTCATCGAATTCTTTTCTGGTAACATAGTTCGACAGATCTACGGTTGGCTGTGTCTGCTGCGGTGTAGGGTTATCTGTAACTTCATGGAAGTCAAAGACCCGCAAATTGCACATACCAATGTTATCAGCGGTCTTGATATAAAATCGATCCTGCTCACTATCTAAGAGGATAATGTTCGAATTTGGAGCAAGCTGATAAGCTTTTGCTCCCTCCATCCCCTGTACCCAATTGATGCCATTATTCTGGCTAAAATTGCCTGATTGACCGGAATAGTTTGAGTAATTCTGTCCGTATGGAGATCCGGGATAATTGTAATTCAGGCCTGTCTGATTATACATTCCGTATGGATTCATATTCGGCATTTTACATTCTCCCTTTCTTTGTCAATGTACTTGGTTTCGTTTGGCTTATATTAAGTTTTTTTTGATCATCCTATGGCTATAGATATAAAGATTTTTAACGCCCTCAATTGGCATTATGACTATGACTTTAAATATCTGCCATAGGATGTTGCGATTAGTCCAATGGAATCACCTCCCTTCTGAAAACATAAAAGATTTATCGTAACATCTCAGAAAGTTCCTTATACTGAGATGCCGTGATACGATTTGCTGAGAGAAATACATCTAACTTATTCATAGAATTCTGTTTAAACAACTCGTATTCCTCTTTCGTTACCTGTCCGGTTTCAAGAAGCTTGTTCTCATTTGCAATTAGTTTCGCCATGCTATAATATGCCATCTTTTACACCTCCATCGTTAATTCCTGTAAAGCAGAAATATATTCCGTATTTGTGATGATAGTTGCCTGATCAATTTCATAATTTGAAAAATGATTTAAAATATCCTCTTGTAATGGACTTTCGGTTAATTTAATAAACATATCATAAACATCTTTTGAAATCATACGGCTATCACAAATATAACTAGAATTTATTTCTTCGCTTTCTGATATGTTTGAATATTCTCGAATATTTTTTCTTTGAATATAAGTTGTATCATTTACCGGCTCAAATGGCGATGGGTAACGACTTATCAATTCTTCTTGCCATTCTGTTATCATATTCAGTCTCCTTTCTATGACGTTGATCAATACGAACAAGATTTTTAAGCGCCTCTATACTGATTCTACTTCGAATATATTTTATATATGTAGTTTTTGTATTTGTATGCTTAAACCAACCTAAACGAGATAACATACTTTGTGCTTGTCGAACGGCAATGTATGTAGTTCGTTTAAGCCTATTGGCCAATTTTGTAGTTCGGAATAATATGCGTTTTCTTAATATAATACGATTTGAATAAAATAAATAACCCATAAAGTCAATTGGCCTCCCAATACCATTATAATCAAATCTTATGATTTGGTAGTTATTTTTTAATTTTAATTTTATACGACCAAGTAAGGAAGCAATTCGTTTTACTAATTTACGTAATTTTTTCTTATTATTTCCGCAAATAACAAAATCGTCAACATACCGAACACTACAAATTGGTTTTGTACGCATAATTTCCCAATCTATTCTACATAATATAAAATTTGCAAGCCATTGAGAGATTGTAAATCCAAGTACAAGCCCCTTTTTAAATCGCATATATACTCGTTCGATTAAGAAAAGAAACCATTCATCTGCTATGAAGATTCGAAGTTCATCTATAACAAATTTTAAACGTATATTATCGAAAAAATGACGAATATCAAGCTTAGCAAAATATTTAAATCCTTTTTTCTTTATACATCGTTCAAGTTCTCGTTTTCCATATAATCCACCACGTTTTGGCATAGATCCGCAACTATATTTGTACGAATATTTGAGAATAATCGGTGACAGTACTTGGAGTATTATTTGATGTACCCATTGATCCCATATTGGAGGACCATATGTTTTTCGTAATTTTCCATGTTCGACTCGATATTTAGGAGTCAATATTTTTGGATAAAATGCTTTGTCTGGATCTCCACCAGGCTTTGTGTTTTGTATTGTTTCGATCATGAGACCCACATAATAGTCAAAATTATTTTCAATATGTATAACATCTTTTCGTTTTGTTTTACCTTTTCTTAATTTCAGCCATGCTTTTTCTATAGTCTCACGTTTTGTACAAGTAGCCCAAAGATACTTGTACTGATGCAGATGATGAAAGTTTTTGTTGTCCTTCATGTTATTTATTCTTCTACCTTTCCATCCTAATAATATACGACCACCATTTCGGATGGCTCTGCATAAATATAATTTTCACTCTTGCTACGATTAATCGTCAACTATCTGTGTTTCAACAGCCAGCGGTGTAGGAAAATAAAGAGCATTGACATATTTATATCAAAATACGTCCCATTTGTAGAAGTTTAATAAAACACCAGCACCGTAGTTCACGTTCGTAATCGAAGCCGTCCTGTAGAGGTACACGAAAGCAGGACCAGCATCAGCCCCGTGGTCGCAGTTGCCAAGACGAAGAGACACACGACACTGGTTATAACTCCTTAAATCCCCTAACAATATCAAAACGCTGGAGGAGGGCCTCCAGACCTCCCTCGTCTACACAACCTCCGGTGTGTATCCGGCAGAAGGAAGTAATAAAACACCAGCACCGTAGTTCACGTTCGTAATCGAAGCCGTCCTGTAGAGGTACACGAAAGCAGGACCAGCATCAGCCCCGTGGTCGCAGTTGCCAAGACGAAGAGACACACGATCTCCTATAGAAATACAGGATCCATCACATAAACCAGTAGCACCCGATGCTGTATTTTCTGCTACAGGAAATGATCCAATGGTATTTGATATATGATATAAATGATTTGGATAGATCCATTTGTTAAAAATATCTCCACTATCGGAACTAAATATTATTCCTGTATCATGATATGAGGCTCCAGATAAGTCGTATGTATACATTTCGGACATTCGTAATGATCCAGATTTCGTAATAACATATGGATCTCGAATCCATTGATTATATCCTCCAAGTACTTGTGAGTGAAAATACTTATTTAAAACTTTTGCATTTATTGATGTGCCATACCATCCTGGAACTGTACCATTTTTGACTATACTGTTATCTGAAACCGATCCTTTACTTGAACATCCATACCCAGCACATTTCTGAATATCGGTAGACTTAAACAGCATATACTCTAAATCTCGAAGCAGATTAAGAATCGGACCACCTAAGAATACTGCTCGTGATCCAACACTTTTAATCAAATTATATTGCTGTGATGTGTTTAAGCTCTTAGAGGGTTCTCCAGATATTAATGTCTTTCCAGTCGCGCTTATATATCCCATCGGAAGCCACACACCTTCGAGTTCTTCGGAATTAAAATCTACAAACCCAATAGGATAGAATCCATCTTCAGCTGTAGTTGAAAACTGAACTTCTCGGCTTTCTCCAGTACTTGAGTATTCTTCATGAATATAAATCTTATTCAACCAAGCAAAAGCTCCTGCTCCAGAATAAGAAGTATTATCATAATCAGAGACGGTTCCATCGATTTTCTTTGTATAATCATCCGGATCAAGCTGATAATCAGTTGTTCCATCTGCGAATACCATAAACGGATAATTCATAAGGGTATCTTGAAGAAATCCAAGCCAAGAACCAGCCGTAACGGTTCCATTACCTTCATTAGTCATCATGGGGGTATAATTGGTATTTGTAAACCCTAATGGATAAGAAATCGTAGTCGCTGGGTCTAAATTTGAGAAATCCTGATCGAATGCAAAGTACTTTGTATTATCGGCTTTCGCCGATAATACATTCGCATGATTTGTATTATACACACCATTATCACTATATGGAAAAAATCCATAATAATATTTTCGATCACTAGATAAATTTTTATCAATATAGTTTAAAGTATTTCCAACCTTTACATCTGCGATTAAATCACCATCTCGAACATTCTTAGGTGATGATCCAATTTTTCGTATGACTTTGACCCCCCTAACTGTGCATACACATTGATTTTCAATAACGGTATCATCTGGAGGGGTACACTTAATTGTTATTTGTCCGCTACCTCCAGTTAATGAAAAATCTTTCATATTTTGAGGAGCTATACCGTATGCTAATCCATCCAAAACTTTATTAGCAACATACAAACTACCTTCATCTACTGGCATAAAATCATCCCTTTCTTTATATATTACGTTGCAATCTTTGGCTTATACCCGGCTTGTGGAAGAACCATCATTGCAGCAGAACTTAATGCATATCGATGAATACCAAATCCCATTGAAAATCGAGTATGTGCTGGCCCGCATTCAGTGGTCATACCTCTATGGCCTAATCGCTCATTTATTTCAATACTTGCTGATCCATTCGGAGTGGCTATTAAATCGTCACATAATCCAGTTGCACTCGATGCTGTATTTTCTGCTACAGGAAATGATCCATACGCATTACTAATATGTCTCAAATGACTTGGCCAATAACGAATATCATTATTAAGTGTTCCTCCAGTATTGCAAATTAATCCGGAATCAACATATCCAGATCCGGTAGTGCTATATGAGTAATATGGAGATACTAATACATTTCCTGTAGAATTGATGATTGTATATGGATCTAAAAGAGCACAACAGTAATTTCCAAGTACTTGTGAATGGAAATATTTATTATATGATACCCAATCTGATGTACCATACCATCCTGGAACTATTCCATTTTTAATCACTTTATTATACGATTTTGTTTGGTCCGTGCCTTCATTATTCCAATCGTATAATCCATACCCAGCACATTTCTGAATATCAGTAGACTTAAACAGCATATATTCTAAATCTCGAAGCAGATTAAGAATCGGACCTCCTAAGAATACTGTATATGCCCCAGTAGCCCCTTTATTATTTATCAATGAATAATAAGTATTCATAGTCGCATTATCATACCCGGTATAAATATTGCTTGCGATCAATGACTTCCCAGTCGCACTTATATATCCCATCGGAAGCCACACACCTTCGAGTTCTTCTCCACTAGGATTTACAAACCCAATAGGATAGAATCCATCTTCAGCTGTAGTTGAAAACTGAACTTCTCGGCTTTCTCCAGTACTTGAGTATTCTTCATGAATATAAATCTTATTCAACCAAGCAAAAGCTCCTGCTCCAGAATAAGAAGTATTATCATAATCAGAGACGGTTCCATCGATTTTCTTTGTATAATCATCCGGATCAAGCTGATAATCAGTTGTTCCATCAAATTTTACCATAAACGGATAATTCATAAGGGTATTTTGAAGAAATCCAAGCCAAGATCCAGCCGTAACGGTTCCATTACCTTCATTAGTCATCATGGGGGTATAATCGGTATTCATAAACCCTAATGGATAAGAAATCGTAGTCGCTGGGTCTAAATTTGAGAAATCCTGATCGAATGCATAATATCTGCTACTAGATGAAAATGCCCATAAAATGTTTTTATGATTTGTATTATATATGCCCTTATCACTATACGGAAAGAATCCATAATAATACGCATAACTAAGCATCAACCCACTATCTTTATATTTTAAAGTACTTCCGGCCTTCACATCAGCAATTAATGTACCACTATTAAGTAAATCCAATTTATTTAATACTGGATCTATCATCCATCGTACAACACGCACCCCAGCAACGGTACATAATAATTGCCCATCAATAATTGTATTTGGAGGGGGCGAACATTGAACTGTAATATACTGATCATTTCCAATTAATGAAAAATCAATCATATTTTGTGGCTCTATTCCCGAATGAGCCTTATTCAAAATTCTTTTTGCAGTATAAATGCTATCTTCGTCTAGTGGCATACTTACACCTCCTTAACAATACGTGTATAAGTCGTCTTCACCGTATCTTCTGAATTTGTAGAAGTTATTACTATTGTTCGGGTATAATTATAATTTCCGCTTGACGGAGAAATGGTCGTTATTATAGTTTCTGAAGAAGTATCTTCAGTTATCTTAGTAGTCATTGTTGCTTCATCTGTGGTTGTGACTATTGTATCATTATTATAATTTATAACTGATAATGAATCGAATAAATTATAATAACGATTGAACTCAGTTTCTATAATTTCATCTATCTCATTTTGTAATTTCCCAGCAGTATTTGAATCTAAAACCTCTTTAATCCCCGCAAACCAAGTATTAAAATCTAATTCGGATTGATTTTCGAAGGAATTTACTTGATTTTTAAATTCTGAATAAAAAGTAGAGAAATCAGTTCTTTGTTCAGATTCCCATTCATTCATTTGAAGTTGAAACTCATTATAATACTTTGTGAAATTATTTTTTTGCGCATTCCACCAAGTATTAAATATTTCGTCATTATCATCCATGAAGTTATCAAATTCTGATCTCCACTGCAAAATAAGATCGTCTACAGAAATAGTCTCTAAAATTCCAGTAACAAATGGACACTCGGATGTACCGATAGTATTAGTTATATTGTTTTGAGTTATAGATGTTGAATTCGCTGGCCTATAAACATAACATAAAGGATATTGAACCACTGTATCTGTTGATTTCATTTGTGGTTTTTCTGGACTTGATGCTACATTTCCATTTACAAATTTTATACTATTAGCTCGAACATCATACGAAGTATCTATTTCAAGAACAAGAGCATCAATTCTTGGTAATAACTGGTCTGATAAATCGGCAGTTACCAATATCATTGAATCGTTATATGTCCAAGTATGATTGAACCAAGCACGTCCACTTCCAACTTTAACCGTATTATCACGATATGCAGTAACTATAAAATGGTCGCCAATAGTTGCATATATTCCATCATTAATCAGACCGTCAAATATCTGAGAAAATTCTGTGGCATTATATTTTCTATCATGATTCACGGCATTAAAAAATCCACATGTAAGACTCATTTTGTTTCTCCCTCTTCATCTTCTATAACTTTAAATGTCGGATACATACTGACACCAGTCTCATCCTGAGAAATTATCATTTCTTCAATGCAAGATCTAGTTTGAATACCCCATTCATTTTCAACCTGTACGATATCACCCATATCAAATGAATCTGGGTATGTAAATACGCCGTCATGCTCTAATTCACAATCCATATTTACGGAATATAGTAATTCAGTTAAAGTGTCATTGCCCTTTTGAATCAATAAATTATTATATTCCGTATCGGTAATGGTCTTCCCATTATCATCTGTACGAGACACATCGCTTGCCGCTTCATATGCTTCTCGTCGTGCTAGTCCGCTAGTTTCAAAGTCGCCAACTTCAACAGTTGTTACAACATCATTAACTGTATCGCCACTAACTAAAACAACATTCTTATACTCACTATAAGATTCAACATAACTACTGTTTGTTAAATTGTCAAAATCTGGTGAGAATATCACATATGGATTCTCACTTTGTTCATAGGAACGATCTAAACCTTTATACAGCCTAAATTCAAAAATTTTTGTAGTATCATTAAGCGTGATTTTAAATCCAACGTCTGCATTTTTACACACCTCTACAACAATGTCATATAGATTATCACCCATAGCATATTGCGCATCAACCGTTAAAGCTTCAATTCGAGAATCATCGCTCGCAACAAAAACAAAATTATCAATTTTTCGCAAAGGATCCTCTGGATTGATAACATTGTAATACAATAGAGTGGCTATCGCATCTTCTAATGATCCAGAAAGAGTATACTGCTCATATAATATCCTACGTTTTAATATTGATTCTAATGATGAACCTTCTACAGTTAAGAAGCTTCCTTCTTCAGTGTCAGTTGAGATCGTAATTTTTTCGATTAACATTAATCGGTCTGAGTTTGTGATCGATAAATAATAATCACCCATTAATTGTGATAAAATTTCAGTGCTCATCGGTAAATATAACTCAAAATCTCCAGCTTCTCGATATCGATCAGTCCATATAAATGACGAAAAAATATCAATGACGGCAATTGCTTGAATTTCAGAATTCATTACAAAAACATTCATATTATACTCCTTCATATACCGATTGCCACTCTATTGTAAACTGAATCATTTCATTGCCAACTTCAGCATCAAAAGCGAATACGTTATCGCCTTTTCCGATTGTAAACCAAGCCGCATTTTTTCCGATACAATTGAGAATATTATATTCTTCTCCATCTCGTAATAAAATAGCGCTTTTTTCTCCAGCTCGAGTATTGATTGTGATAGTATCGCCATATGTAATGATATCACCAGTTAAATCTTTCAATTTATCTGTATCAATATAAATAGTTTCTCGAGAATTAATATTAAAAATTGTTACATTTTCAACATTACCAGTAGCATGAATTATAATTACAATACCAACATCAGAATCGCCGTTATACGTGATAGTTTCTCTACGTTTTCTTTGAACATCGCCAAGTTCTATAACTCGTTCTACTATAGAATTGTTATCAAATGGAAACTCAAAGTTTGAAACTGTTCCGCTAAAAATAACATTCGATTCCATATCATCGTCGACAGCATATACATTTGGATCTGGGCAAATAATAGAAATTGTAGCAGTTTCATATTCTGAGAAAATATCAGGTTCATTTGATTCTACATAACCCATAAGCATGGACTTACGATTGTCCGATACAACCGTAAGAATCACGTAATGCTTTACTGGAAAATACTTATAAGTAAGTTGGCGAGCAGTTTCGACATCATCGGAAGCTCGAAAATCTAAATGGATCACGACATTTCTCTGAGTCTTTCGAGACGAGTTATACCGTGATCCATCCATAGTAGCAAGTTCTGTAGTATTAATATTAGCAGTCGCAGGGCCAAGTCCCTCGACATTTGTTACAACTAGTCCAGATCGTTCTGGATGCTGCAAATCAAGAGTAATGGTCTCGTCCAAATGATTAGTAACGATAAGCGATCTGATCATTAGCTACTCCTTTCAACGCCGACATCTGGTTCTTTGTGCGACGATAAATATCAATACTGCTTAATGCCTTTGGAGAATAGTTGTTCTGTGTCATATCATAGTTGTTGTTCACAGTTACAGAACCTGCATTTGTAGCGGATACGGCATTCAGTTTTGCCTCTTTTGCAGACTGGAAATCAGCTGAAGCGGCCATAACCTGAGATTTACTCATCAATGCATTGATCTGTGATACACCATAACGAATCTTACTCATGTCGAGAACCGGCTGAATGGTTGGTGAAATATCAATCCCACTATCCAGTACATCCTGTATCTGGGCTGCGATCTTCTTTGTCGCATTAAGGGTTGCAGTTCCTAGATTTTCGCCAGATTCATCCACTTTATTCAAGTTATTTTGAATTCCTTGAGCGAAACCTAAAACCGAAAATTTACCAATTTCAGCATAAACTTTTGACGGAGATTTGATCTTAAGAGTATCTTTTGATGAAGTACTTGCTACCGCTGATAATTCTGCTGCGGCATTTTTAACGGCCTGCAAGTTTGCCTTAATACCAGAAATGATACCCTGACACATATTTGCACCGATGCTATATCCAGCAGTACTATTCAATTGAGAAGCGAAACTACTATTTCCAGCTGCTGAAACATTATCTGCAGCTGTAGTTACCTTAGACTCATTCTTTGTGATGCCTTTTGCTAAGCCAACCACAACCGTCTTACCAGTAGCTTTTGCCTGAGATTTGGTTTCTGCGGCCGCATTGTCAAGTGAATCTGTAATGGTATCAACTAATGTAGTTGTTAGATATTTTGTATTTTCGTCAACCGTATCTGTGGCTCCAGCAAACTGAGCAATGATATTGTCGGCAATGGCACTAGCAGTGCTATCCTCACTTTTGAAGTATTCATTGATCTTTTTAACCTGGTCTTGATCCATATTAGCGAACATCTCCATATAGTCGAAATTCTCTACTCCACCGAGATATGCTTCCTGCAATAATTCTGGATCAATTCCATTCTGTAAAGCTTTTGCATAAAGTTTTTTAAACTCATCTGCTTTATCGATGTTTGCTTTTACATTGGCTAAATACTCATCAAATGACTTTTTCTCTTGTTCTTCCATATAGGTATTGAGCTGTGCAATTTGGTCATCACTCATACCCATAATAGCTTTCAGATAGCTAGCTCCTGATTGTCCCATACTCTGGAGATACTCTTTTAAAGCGGGACTAAGACGATCATCAGCCATCAAGGTTACATAATTCGCAACGTAATCTGTATAGCCTTCAAACTGACTTTTTACATTGCTCAATAAATCTTCGGCAGATATTTCATCGACAGAATATTCACTGAACCAATCGAGCGTACTTGGAAGATCCTGCTTAAGAACATCGATTAAATTATGAACAGAATCGTAGATGCTATCATACATGTCATTATAGCTATCTGCAATCTTTTCATTTAGTTCAACAGTATCCTTAGCGTAAGTTTCTTGAGCTTCCGCTTCTTTTTCTCGAGCGGCCTCAAGTTCTTCTGCTCTTTTCTCTGCTTCGTCTTCAAGTTTGTCTGCTTCTGCTGAAAGTTGCTTATATTTCTTTCGAGAATCTGCATCTTTCTTATCAGCATATAAATCCGCCTCTTTGCGTTTTTGGATTACCTTATCTATGGCAGCTTCATATTTTTTCTTAGCAGTAGCTGTCTTTTCTGCAGCGGTATCAACTGCTTTGCTATACTTCTCGTTTGTAGCAATAGCCTCTTTTCCAGCATCAGTATTCGCGTAATAACTCTTTGCAAAAGTTTCGATTGCTTTTTTAGCCGCTGTGGCCTGCTTTGCGTCCACATTAAAGCTATCTGAAACTCCATTTTGAATTTCCGAATATGCTTTTGCTGCACTTACTCCATAATTCATAGTAGAGTAAACTTTTGCCACTCCTTCTGTAAGGTCCGAGTATTTGTTAAGCAAACTGGTTATAGCCTCTGATACGTTTGTGGTGGCTGATTTCACAGAAGTAGCAACTTTTTGTACAACTGGAATAGCAGTTATCACAACATCATTTACTAATTCCTTAGCCGTTTTCTTAGTTTTAGATGCTGCCTTCTTAGTTGCACTATCAACCGTTTTACCGCTCTTAGTTACTTCTTTTGCGGTTGTCTTTGCCGCTTTCTTGGCTGATTTTGTTGCAGACTTTGTAGCTGATTTCGTTACCTTTTCTGCTGATTTAGTTGCGGCTTTGGTTTCTGCTTCATAGGATTCACTAACATATGATGTAAAAGAGGTTACCACCTGATTTGCACCCGACGAGCTTAATTTTTGAAGCTTTTTCCATTGCTTCTGAAGTTTCTTTAACTGTTTGTCGGTCATGCCAACCATAGCCGATGCGTATACAGATCCAGATTCTGCTCCCATTTCAGCAATATACTGCAAAAGAGATTGATCCACACCAACAGCCGAAAGAAGTTGAATATTATCTGTAAATTCTTTAATCTTCTTATATCGGGTTTGGAGGTTTTCGATCATGGTTTTAGCAGTAACATCTGTACTTTCACTCCATTCATCGAATGACTGCGCAGCACTTTTTAGAGAATCTTTTATGGAATCTCGGAAACTGAGAAATGCATTAGACGCTTCAGCTAATGTGGCTTTTGTTCGACTAGTGTTATCTGACAGTGACTCATAGTAAGAAGCCCACACACTTGATGAGGATGCTCGAAGCGATTTCTGTACTTCCAAAATAGTTTTCAAACCAATTGCTTTGATTTCAGAAGTGGATACCTTGATCTTAGCTTTACTATTACTAATTCCAGCATTAATACCGCTAATAATAGCTTGTCCAACTTTCTCATATTCTGCTTTTGCTTTTGATGAAGACTTCTTGGAAGATGATTTTGTTGAACTATCTGTAGCACTTGTAAGACTAGACGACATAGCAGCTGCTAAAGAACTAGTCTCCTCATCCGTCATATTTTTGGCTTCGTTATACCAATTCTTTAAACTGTCTACGATACTTGATCCTATTCCTTTGGTGCTGGAAGTAAACCCAGATAAAAGAGAACTTCCCAATGCTGAACCAGAATCAGATACCGTTTTAGTATTATTCCAAGCGGTTTTTATAACACCTAATATAGCATTCCAAGTAGATGATATCATCTCTTTAGAAGGCGAATGAATATCCAGTGAAGTATTAAATCCTTCAAGGAATTTACTACCCAAAGTAGAACCTGCATTTTGAACAGTCGTCTCATTTCCAAGAACTGTATCCAAGAAACCTTTAACAACATAAGTTCCAGCATTTTTCATGTTCTCTTGGTATGCAATTACTGCAGCAACGGCTTTTGACATCATACTTTTAATGGCAACCTCTACTTTAATGGATCCTCCATTAAATTCAGTAACCATATTCGAAACGCTGATTTCGGCTACAGTATTAAATACTTTTGAAACATTATCAAGTGAAGTCACTCGAATATTCTTTAGCACATTGAGCGTATATGCTAGGTCATTAAAACCTTTTGTAAGAGTTGTAAGTTTGCTGCCATCAATACTTTTAACCTCTTTATAAAAGTCTTTAAGAGACTTCCCAAATCCAGAAATATTGTCAGTCAAAGTATTGAACGCTCCGGATGGAACATATGCCGAAATGTAATTTCCAAGATAAGCAATCTTTCTAGCTGCATAAGTCGATTCTTCGATTTTATTGACATCAAGTCCTGAAACATACTTATCATAGTTACTCATGGTTGAACCAAGTTGACTAATTGATCCTATGAAAGAATTCATGGAATCAGATGTTCCGACGTAACCGGTATCAACGCTATTCAACATTGACTCTAAATCTTCGGTCGCGATTAAAACTTGATCGACATTCGACTTGTTAAATCCAGAAATTGAATCTGAAAACGCAGCCAATGATATACCATAGGCTTCAAGATTATCACCGAATGTAGCAAAATCACTTTTGCCTGTAAAAAGACTTGCAAATCCTCCAGTAGGTTCTATCAAACCTGCTAATGTAATGAGTGATTCTGTACAAGAACGTGCGTTCTCAATTGCTTCGTAATCTGGAGCATTTTCTGTTAATTTATCGGAAATGTTCAAAAGGTGCGTAATATAAAGCTCCAATTGAGTGCCAAATGTAGCAATACTTTGATTCCCAGCAAGTGCTGAAATAACTCCCCCATTTGTTGTTAAATTTTGACACATTTCAATTAATGGTTTTGTCACATCAGATGCTTGCGAGATCCGATCAAAAGCATTTTTATCCATATTATGGTTCTTTAATGCATCTGATGCTCCACCAAGAGAAATCATATACAACTTTAACTGTTCGCCAAATGTTGACAGATCTTGAGATCCAAATATATTTTGGAACCATCCACCTGTCTCTGGTAGGTCATCAACCAGATCAATAAGAGCTGAAGATGCTTTTGCCGCATTCTCAATTGCTTTAATGTCGAAATCTTCTCCACTTACACAATCTGAAAAATCTTTTAAAGCTTTTCCATAATCAGAAAGCGGTTGACCTAATTGGGAAAAATCATTATTCCCAAATATCTTTTGGAATAATCCGCCTTCTTTTGGCATTGCCTTCAACAATTCTGCAAATGCTGATGTTGCTTCTGCACTGGCCTGTATCCTGGAAATATCAATCCCTTCACTATTATCAGAAAATGCTTTCAGAGCAGATCCTAATCCTGCTAATTGACTTGAAAAGTCTGCCTGCTTACCAAATATTCCAAGACCAACAACTTTATCGGCTATTGTTCCCAAAGCATTCACAAATTTAGCAGCGCCAAGTTCCAGAATTATACCGATTATAGATGATACTCCACTGACCATATCGGGTGTTATCTGCTTTGCACCATCTAAAAATGGCTGCAAATTATCCATAAACTCAGCTAATTGATCTGCAATATATGGTGCCCCAGCAACTGCAGAGGTCATAATGCCATTAACAAGCCCACCGATAGCAGATCCGAATGCATTGCCTATCTTATCCATAATATCAATTAGAGTGTCAAGAGCATTCATAACTGCATCTTTCGCTCCAAATTCATAAATTGCTCCTGAAATAGCTGTCAAAAGCAATACGATAAGACCAATAGTCTCAAGACCGCTTAATAAACCAGCAGATGCTATTCCACCAAGTTTACTTAATACTCCAGCCGCCACCATAAAGACAGCCAATGATACCATAACAGCGCTTAATGAAATCGCTACTTCCAAAACGGAATCGGTATCAAGTTTTGTAAGCAATGCAAATATCACAGAAACTGAGATTAAAACTCCTTCCATAATCGCCATTGAGGCCAATGCAGTTCCAGAAACTTTACCCATCTTTCCGATTGCTAGGAATACAACGGAAAGCGCCAATATGATAGAATCTAATGCTGCTGTTACAGCTAATGCACGATCTGTATCTACAAATGTAAGCAAAGCAATACAAGCAGTAAGTGTTCCAAAAAGTACTGCCATCATAGCAATGGTCTTTCCGGCGTCGCCAACTAATTTTGTTGAGGCAATAACAAGTGCACACATTGCCATTAACTCGGTTATACATTTTGTAGCATTAGAAACCGCTTCTTCATCAAGAGCAGATAATAACGCAATTGCAACCACTAACAAATCAATAGACACTGCCATGCCAAGTAAAGTCACTGCAGCCCCTTTTGCATATTGACCCGCAAGATTCGTAACTGCTATGATCCCAGCAAATAATACCATTAATGGAGATATCATTGCAACCGCTTTAACGATCTGTCCGATTTGCATCTTTCCAAATGCTTTAACTGCTATAGCCATAAGATCAATTGCTACAGCTGCTGCTACTAAAGTAGATCCAGCCTTTACAATTGTTGCCTGTGTATTACCACTAGATATGGTCCACATTAACAACTTAATTAATCCAATAATTTCAATCATTGGAAGAATCGACTTCAGTACATTCTCTAATTTTACTTTTGCAAGTTTATTAATTGCTGTAGCAAATAGCCATAAAGTCGCAGACATTGCAATTAATGTTGCTGCTGTTCCGGAATCAAACCAAACTGCCATTCCGGATATGACTTTCATATACCCAAGGAATGCAACAACAGAAATGGCAAAACTAACAGCATTGTCAATTTTCAAATTTGCCAATTTCTGTAATCCAGATGCAAAAATATAAAGTGAAGCAGTTATTATTGGAAGCCATAGTACATTTTTGCTCAGATCTTTTGTAGCGATCCCAATAAGATAAGAAAATGTAACAAGTAGACCAGCTGCTCCAACTAATGTTCCAATAGTTAGAGCTAAATCTGTTCCGGATTGTATGCTTTGAATTGCTTCTAGCGTCTTTTTTACTGCAGCTGCAAATATCAGTAATGATACTGAAAATGATACAAGCATGGCAGCAACAGCCGTCATCACTTTCCCTTCAGATTTGATGCCAACAAGAGCTTTTGACATTGCAATCAATGCAACCATCAATAGACCGATTGTAAGTATTGCCTCATCAATTGCAGATTTATCAGGCAATAGTGCTATGACTGCTACAGCAGCAACTAGCATAAGAATTGCTTCTGCAAAATTTTTAAATGTTTTGCTCTCAATGTTTTTAGACATTGATTTCTGCAATTTTATGACTGATTGTTCTAATGTTCCAATGAGACTAACAAATGCTTGCATTGGTGTTTTAACCATTGCAAGTTTTTCAACAAGTTTAGTAAGTGCTAACCCAAATTTAACCATTACAACACCAATGGCAACTGTAATGGCTTTAGCAGCATTTGCAAAAGTGATGAATTCTTTTATCTTGTCAACAAAAGTTCCAAGCATAGAAACTACACCACTAAAAGCGCTTTTTAAACCTGGTAAAACTTTGGTCGTGACCGTATTGGTTGTATCAGTAGCATTTTTTACACTTCCAGAAAGAGCAACCATGCTATCATCGATTTCAGTTACCCCATCAGATACATCATCGATACCTTCTCCAGTAAGTAGACCAACAATCGATTTTGCAAAGTTTTGAATCGCAGTAATAGCATTTGGTGCGGCATTTATGATAAAACTAAATATCTGCTCAAATCCAGTTCCTATTTTACCAAGTATTTCTGGAATGATTTCAGATTCTTTTGCTGTTGAAACCAGTATTTTTATTATATTAATGGCTGTTCCAATAATACGACCTAAAACGCCGAATGTATTCTGAATTACTTTATTCTGAAATATCCAATCTCGAAGAACAACAAGGGCATCGCCTAAATTAGCCGCTAAATCGAGAACCCCGCCGCCAATTGTTTCAATAGAGAATCCAAGAGCATCCAAAATAGGCGGCAATACTGATCCTACGATTTCACCGAAAATATCAATTACGGCAATAACGCCATTAAAGGCGCGCTCTATTTTACTTAAAACTGCAGTACTTGGTTTTATTACCTTAAGTAGATTGGACGCATTTGTTGCAGTCTTTGAAATATCCAGGTTATTGAGTAAAATACGAGCCATATTGGCAGCGATTCGCATTCTTTCTGTCAAATCAGTAATAGCAGGACCCAAAGCCGTATGAACATCATCAATTACAGAGGTAAGAGAGATGAATACTTTTCTCAGATTTTCCATTGCTGGTGATGCAATGTCCGCGCCAATTCTGGAAAGGGCGGCTTTCATATTAGAAAGCGCACCAGTAAAGGTTTTATTTGCCTCTTTTGCATGATCACCAAAAGCGCTGTCCATTGCCGATGCAAAGGTTTGGAAATCGATTTGTCCTTTGGTAACCATCGTTCGGATTTCAGACTCGGATTTACCAAGTTGCTCTCCTAATGCTGCTGCAACGTTCAGTCCTCTAGTCGAAAACTGCCGTAACTGCTCAGTCATCAGTTTCCCATTGCCAGCAACGGTTGTAAAGATCTGACCGATTTCTTCATAAGAAGAGTTCGCCATTGCTGCGACACCAGAAATAGCTCGAAGATCGGTTTTCATAGTATCTCCAACCTGAACACCTGATGCAACTAACTGTGATGCAACTTTTGCTGCGGCATCTAATCCATAAGCAGTGTCTTTAACACCATAATTGAGATCGTCTTTGATAGAATCCCAAGCAACACCAAGACCTTCCAACTGGAACTTAGCATTCTCGATGTTCATCGCTCTGGAGATACCACCAGTTTTAACCAACCCAAGAACAGTATTCGTTAAAGTACGAACCCCATTAATTGCATTATTTGTAATGTTGCTAACTGCAGTCATCCCAGCAACACCAAATACAGAAAACTTCTTATTTAGTTGGTCAATACTTTTTCCGATTCCTTCTAAGGAAAAACTGTTTGCTGCTTTTTCAAGACTTTGAAGGCTTTTTTCAGAGCTTTTCATATCTAAACTAGCTTTGAGCTTTTCCAAATAGCTCATACTAGATTTGATACCGTTCTCAAACTGTGAGTTGTCAAATCGCATTTCTACGACTCTAGTGTCGGTACTACTCATGGTTTTGTCACTTCCTTCCAAATCTTTTCGGGCATTTCTTCAAATATCGGTCGTATAGCTGGGTTAATGTAGTCAATTCCTTGAACATAGCCACCGGTTCCAGTCCCATGTCCATACTGGAGAATAAGGGCAATATTTACGTGATTGTTTACATTCGTATTCAGCCAATGTATAGAATAAACACCATTTGTTTCGGTTATCTCATATCCCCAAGATGCTGCAGTTTTACCGGTATCAACTGGAGTGTTCATCGCAAGTGCTTCTACCCCTTTTTCAGCATAAGGACGCAAAATATCAGTCATTTTACGATCCGTCATACGTTGAAAGAAATTTTCGACGTGTTTAAAACTTCCTTTATGCTTAAAAACCACACCCATTTTGAATTTTCCTCATGACTAAGCTTTAATCAGTTTTCCCTTCTTAAGAAGAGCCAGCAATTTTGTATTCTGTTCAGCAGTTCCCGAATAAGACGTAATTCCATTTGCCTTAGCAATTTTTGTGCGGTGTGTTTTGCTCGTATCGGATTCCCCAACCTCAATCAGACCGTCTACAAAACTAGCTACTTTTGAAGAGCAAGCCTTGTAATATTTTGTCGTGTCAGTTTTCTTAGTTTTGGTTGGCTCGGCATCATATTTCGGATAACCGAAAAGTACTTTTCCTTTGTAACTGGAAATCTTATACTTTTTCTTAGCTACTCCGCCACCGTTAGATACTACACCGGATGCACCAGAAGTGTTTCCCTCAATAGTATAAAAATAGGTATCATCAACCTTATATACCAAACCGGTATGATGACATCCATTTGATTTACCATTCTTTGTAAAGAACACCTGGGCTCCATATTTTGGATCTGTTCCGAGAGCATTCTTTTTCTCATACATTTGGCAACTTGCTACGGTATAGTCATTGAAATCACCAGCCAAAAGACTTTTAGCCGTAGTGACTCCATATGTCATATAGAAAAGCCAATCGATAAACGCATCACACCAATAAGCTGGAAAGTCCATAACAGATGGATAGATCTTATGCATGTCTCTCCCGTATTTGGTATAATTGTCACTACCAGCTCCATCCGTCTTACGATCTAAGATTGTAGGGTCTTTTTTATATGCCGCTGCAGACTTCTCCAGATAGCCTTCTTCATTTAATGCGGCTGTAACAACTTTACTTGCATAATTTTCAGACATGGTTATCACCTTCCTATCCTGTTGTATGATACTTTGCTTTTCGAGCAGCATTTAAAGCTGCGTTCTGTTTCATAATTTCTTTCTGAGACATCTTTTTGGGAGGAGTGTCTTCTGCTTGACAAACTCGTATTAGCATCATCAAACGATTAAAATGCCACTTTTGAAACTCAATTGGAATGCCCAACCGAATCATCCAATAATAAACCAGCTCTGAAGTTACGATTTGTTTTCGCCCTTTCTTAGGTCCGCGCTCTGTAATTGTCGTGGCAGTCATTGGTTTGTCGATGTAGTTGTCAATTTTGGTCATTAAATCTGATGTACGGACAATAACCTGGTATACCATCGGGTCGACGTTTTGTGTGAGTGTCATACATTTAATATAGCTTATAGTTTCTTCACCCGGTAATATGCCTTTTAAGAATGGTTTCTCCCAAATTGATTCCCATTTGGCGATTGAGACTAAAGAATGCTCCATTTTTAGAACTGTCTTTTTAACATTTAAAAAAGTACAGGTATTTTCATCAAAGAGTTCTGTCTCTGGGATTTCCAGTATTAATGGCATTTAGTCTATCACCCCATATTATTTTATCTTACTGATTAACATTGTTTTCTGGAAGTGCAGTAAGGTTCTGTTTCTGAACTTCTTCAGAAAGTTCATGAGGAATAATATCTCGCACAAAAGCTGCAGCAGCATTTGCATCGGATGCTAATTCCATGAATAACTCAGAATATGCTTCTGTCTGGGCAAATTCTTCTGCAAGCGGCTTTCCGTCGATAACTTTGATAAATGACCGGCCATCATCTGATTTTCTTCCATAAGACCGAAGAATAATCTGTTTAAAGGATTCTGTTATCCTCTCCTGATCATGAGAATCGATAATCGTCTGAAGAATGGACTCTAACCCCCCGACAGTGGCCATCTCTTTCTCCATAAGTTCTGCTTTACTCAGATTAAACATGAACTCTTCAGTTCTCTGCACTCCATTGTAATCTGTATAAGTAATTTTCTTAGTTAACATAGTTTTCTCCTTTCATTTAAAAAGCGGGATCCCAATTCATTTTGAAATCCCGCTAGTACCGGCTACATATTAGCCGCTGATCTCTGAAGTATCTCCAAAAAGTTCGATGATCTCCTCTGGAAGCGGAAGTCTCGGTTCTGCATCTTCTGAACCATATAAGATCTTCTCAAGAGCAGCCAACTTTGTCTTGTCTGCTTTGTCAGATTCGACGGTAATGGTAGAAGCCGGCTTATAGCCTGGAACATCGACCGGAGTTGTGGTAACTTCCCAGCTAAATGTAATCGCCTCAGGCGAATCATTCACGGTAGCATAAGATCTCTCAGACGGCGATGCTGTCGCGCCGTATACCAGATGAAGCTTGTAAGCGTCGTCCTCTTCTGTGGCCGTGTCGTTCTCCACAAGTGTTCTGTATGACAAACCGAATGGATTGCGATGCTGCTGCCCGATTACGACACCTTTTGCGATGTTTGCAGATCCGTCACAAGCTTTGAACTCCTCCGGAGAAGTGTACGCTTCGATTGTAAGGCCGAATGTCTCAGCAGAGCGGAGAGTCGCATACTTAATGTTGTCGGCATAAAGATCACTTGCCTCTGCTCCAGAAGGGCTCTCATTTACATTTGTGAGGCCATTCCAGGCAACACCGTTCGTATATTTTCCTTTTGAATCCTGCGGATACAGAACACCATGGTCCACACCGGTTTCAACATAACGTTCGCCAACTTTATCCCATACAATTTCAGACATAGTTAATTCCCTCCTTTAAAAGAATAAATTGTAAACATAGTGATGTAAATTATCTGCCATGTAATGTCTATCGAAAGAGCACATAGGCAGATTTAAAAGTTTGCGATTAACCTCGCTATCCGGATTTGAGTCATATGTGATAAAGGTAATTGTATATGACCGAACAAAGTGATAAGCTTGATTATTCGCATGAATCGTGTCAGTTTTATTTAACTCATACACGATTGCTGGGTATTTCATCTTAACAGTCTCTGGGGGTTGAAAGTAAACCTGATTACTACCCAAAATATCTGCCAGAAGTTCCTGGAGTTTTTCTCTAGGTTTCACCATTATATTCACCCCCGACTGTAAGAATTAATCTTGGACGCTCGACTTCAATGTTTGTTACTTTCCATTTCACGCCCATATAGGTAGCATACCGAATAGATTGGAGGTTATTATAGGCAAAGGGGTCTGCAACAATACTTAGTACGTTTGTAAGCGAAATATCATCGTTAAACCCAGCTGTCTTAACTGCGAGTACATTCTTTGTAAGTTCTGCAGCATATCGTTTCTCAACAATCTTCGGAACCCACACCCCAGGTTGTTCTTCCTCGGTTGTAACATACCCGATCATACAACTAAACTTTGCCATTTTGAATTTTCCTCCTAGCCCTCAACAGATGCGGCAGCCTTCAATACAATTGCAGAATACGGCTTAACCAATGCGCCGGAGCAACGAGTCTCCATAAGATACTTCTGCTGGTTGTAGTCGATATCGAAATCGTCGAACATGTTGATCGCACCACCCTTGTCTGCGCCGACATTGTAATCCTTCAGATCGACAATCAGGCCATAAATACCCTCCGGAATAATACCCTTCGGAAGCTTAACGATCGTGTTGACATTCAGAGCTGCGGCGAGCTCGTTGAGCGTCGGATATAGACGAGTGCCGTTAAGGGTTTCCATAAGTAGCATGGATGTAACTGTCGCAGAGGACATGAATGCTGTCAGATTACCGGATCCCTGGTAATCATCCTGAGAACTTACACAAGACCGGATAATTGCATGCGGAAGTGTCTCGTCGCCATCCGGCGTAACCGTAGTCTTGATTGTATAGAGATCATCATCATTGTAGATCGGACGGATGTTTGCCTCCGGGATCTTGTCATCTGAAGAAGAAAGTCTACCATCGCCAAAGAGACCTGCACGGGCAATTTCCTCATTGAGCATCATTCGCATCTCGGTCTTAATCCATGCAACAACATCGAAATCTGTGATGTCTACGACATCATCCCGATCCAACTTCTGCTTCTTGTAAATCGTTGTCGGCGTAGTGGTTCTCTTAAGAAGCGAGAATACCTCATCCTTCTTGCGGTTGCCCTTCATATAACCCTTAGCCCGAGCTTCATCCTCGGTGATATCGGCAAATACGGATTTTACACGGCTAAACGGAGAATGCGATACTCCGTTCATAAAAATATCCACCCAACCAGATGGCTGACGGCTGATAAATCCCGGCTCGTTCTGCAGAGTCTGTGCTTCCGGAAACAGCCACTCGATATCCTTAATCCCATAATCATCGGCATGTGCCAAAAAGCTATCTCTCAGACTGCCATAACGCTTACCATCGTCAATGATTGACTTCATAGCATCATGGGAGAGGGTTCCACCCTGCCGCTCCTCATCGTCAAAAACATTATGTTTCATCTCTTCTCCTCCTTCATCGTCCTCCCCGGACTTTTCTTTGTCTTCCATTGCAGCCGCGATCATAATATACATGGCCTTCTTCTGCTCTTCATTCATGGTGTTGATGACATCCTCTACGGTCTTGTCGTCACCTTTCTTTTCTGTATCTGCCACTGGCTTTTCCTCCTCTTTCTTTTCATCAGCATGAGAGAGCTCTGTAGTTCCTTCTGCTTCGGCATGTGAGAGTTCAATAGGCTCAGTATTGTAGAAAATAGCAGCCTCGCCATCCACCTCACCATGAACCATTACATTCTCGATATATGCTCCAGGATTCGCTCCGGCCAATACAAGACTTACTTCACGAATATCTCCGTGAATGACATCATGGCCTGCTTCTCGTAATCCATTCGCAAAAATAGAAAGAGCAGTAATGTCACCATGCTCGATTAATGTTCTTGCATTCTTGCCCGCATCGCTATTATTGAGCGAGCAATAAGCATAAACGCCATCATTGTTGTTTTTAAGCAATGCTTTTCCAAGAACATTGAATGCGTCATTGTGGTTATGATTCCATACTAATGGAACTACTTCGCCATCACAATGTCTGAATGCATCTTTACGAATGATTCGACCATCTGTGCAACGAATATCATTTCGTGTGGCCCAACCACTGAAATCAACGATGAATTCGTTTTCATTCATTTTGATTTTCCTCCTTATTCAAATTTGTTTGCCCAGTTGTGTATTGTGATTCCATTTCTGATGACTGATTGAGATTCGCATTTACAAGCATATCTGCTTTTGGATCATCTGCAGGCTTTATGCCAATAATCTGCCGAATCTCATTTGAGGTCATGATCTCATTTCTTGTAAACTTGTCAGCGAGCTCAGCAAGTTCTGAAGCCGGTACAAGTCGGAATGGATCTGAGAAGAAGATAATAGACTGCTTCTGGGCACGAGCAGTCTTTGTAAGAAACTTTCGTTTCATCTCATCGACGATGGCTGATACAATCGGTTCAATCGTTCGATTATTATAGTTGAGCATGGCCTTCTCGTCTGCAGTTCCATTCATGATCTCCTGAGTGATTCCTAACTGGCTATATAGCATACTCGTCAAGTATTCAATCTGGGACATTAAATGATTGTCCACAGAACGATTCAATTGTGTAACATGCTCTGTGGCATCGGTATAGGCAATGCCATACTTAGAACCGGCTAGCTGCTCTTCAATATTGGCACGTCGTTCTTCAGCCTGCTTTTTACGAGCTTCAGATTTAATGGTATATGGAAGCTGAATAATCAGATCCAATTTACCTGCTCCTGACTGTTCATCGACATCGTCTAAAATATTCAATTTTCTGATCAAACGTTGGAGAGTAGAATTCGGCTCATTCATCACAGCATAAAGCGGATTCTCTACAATCGCCACAACACTTTTTGGAAGTGTGATGTCTTCCTTTTGACCCAATCGGTCATTATAGATCCGAACCCGAATTTGATCTGGATACCATTCCAAGATCTTGGCGGTGCGCATGGTCTGAATGTCGTAGGATCCTGTTACTTCAGGATTAAATGTTGTATCTACTGGAACAATTGCCACTGCTCCTTCATCCATCATCGACAGAACAACATCTTGTATAAATGCTCTGCTCGTTTGATCCTTATTTGCCTCTAATGTGAGACATGTATTCAACCCAGAATCGATCATGTCTTCGAAACGACCTTTGTCGTCGAGGCGAACGTGCTGAACATCTAATGCAGCCACATCGAGTGCGATGCGATTATAGACCGCGGTTACGATTGACCGCTCGTTCCCTCTTGTAAGACGTGTTCGATCTGGGCGAAAGCTGTATCCTGGTCCATAACCATATCTAGTCGGTGCCCGATTTAAAAACGCATTCCAGGCATGTTTTAACCTGGTTCCTAATGTTGGCATATTTTGTGTCTCCTCTTAGCTTTTATTAAACACTATTTTTTGTTCTTTTAATGGATCAAATCCTATACTGTCAATTGAAGATGTTAGCAGATTATAGTCAGTTTGAACTATAAAATCTTTTCCCGCTTTTAACTCATCATTCTGTATCTTAGATAATACTTTTTTACCAGCTTTTATATATGCTGAATTAGTTTGGGCCCATTTGTTTACTTCTGCTGATGCCCATGCTTTAGATCCAGCTGCATTCATATATTGGTTATATGTCATCTGATCCTTAGCAGTTTTAGCCTTATTAATATATTCTTTTGCTTCAGAAGCAAGGGTCTTCGAGGTTTTTATGTTTGCGTCTCTAAGCTTTTCCTGCTTTGAAATTTCTTTATTCATGACTTTAACCGCATCGCGTTTGTTTTTTTTCTTGTAACTTTTCAGAACCAGAAACTTTAGAATATCTTTCTCGTCCTTTAGCGGTCAAAGTCCCATCTTCGTTCTGGTATCGACGGACACCCCATTTCATACCAAGAATGCCATGATGATAAAGTTCGTTTAAAGTCATTTTTTTTTCTCCTTATACTGTTAACTTATTCACTTGACGTTGAATCCGGTTTAGTTTTTGTACTCGTTTTTCGAGTAATGCTTTCTCCTCTGCTTTTACCTGTTGCGTTTCATATGCTTTTGACATATTATAAACAACTGACAATCCAGGTATAGGAGAAAATGATATCAAAGCTGTTGTGAGTCCAGTCATAAGAACTGGATGATTATCAGCAAACTGTTTTCCAGTAGAAGCAAGCTTCTTTGCAGTCTGTGCAGTTTTTGTAGCCGCTTGTTTGCTCGATTCTGATATCTTCTCTCCAGTTGATTTTACTTTTTCTCTTGCAGCTCCAACACCATAATGGATACGGCCAAGAGGAGTTAACGATCCATCTTCATACTGGTATTGTCTTTTCCCCCATTTTTGGCCTTTTGTACCAGAATGATAGATTATAGCGTATGAACTCATTTTGAATTTTCTCCTATTTCAAATAATAAGACATCTTAGAATTTTTAATTTGCTGTTCTACAAAATTTTCACCGATAGATATGGATTTGGCGGTCAATGAATCAGAAGAGTCGATCTTTGACAAGGTCTTTTTACTCTTCTTATAATAATTGGCGCCCCTAGAAACATATCTGTTAGCTTTAGCCTGATTTCTTCGACCTTTTGATTCCTGTTTAGATGCTAATTTTTCATTATTAAACAACAAACGAGTTCTATTGGCATCTGCTTTATCATAATATTTAGATGCCTTTTGCTGATAATATTGAGCATTTGATGCTGTTTTTGTCAGTGTTCTTTCAACTCCAGTTTTATAGTTCTCGATCTTTGACCCATACCGTTCCTTTCCGGCAGGAGTAAGAGAACCATCTTCATTCTGGTAATTACGAACACCCCATTTCATTCCAAGGGTTCCAAAATGTTGAAGTTCGGAACCGTCAGCGGCGATCAAAGCATAAGATCCTGTATAATTCATTTTCTTCTCCTCTCTATTCGAATGCATCTTTATTCAGTTTATAAGCAACAAAAGCATCCATAAGCGCTGCTACGGCATCAATCTTTTGATCTGATCGTTTCTTCAGTAACTTACGATTACCGTTTGTATCTTCAAGGGTGATACAGTTACCCATCGTAAAACTCATAAGCTCCTCATCAAAGAGTAACATCCGTTCCTCAGCTAATTTCTTGATCTCGCCTAATGGAACAGATTCCGTACGGGCACCCTGAATGACTTTCTCAATTCCAAATTGTCCCCATTCCTGCTCCCAACGAGAGACAAACTCTTTTGCATTATATGGATCAAATCCAAAAGATCGTACATCATACTCAGTCTGCTGAATATAATTGTCCAGGTCATCATAAACTTCATCCATATCCAGAATGGTTCCTTCCATAACAATAAGAGTTCCTTCTTTTATAAACTCCTCATACTTTGTTCGAAGAGCCCCTGGAAGTTTGTCTAAGGTGAGTCTGGAAATGTAGTTTCGAGTCTTTACTCCGAAATATCCACCACTCAATGGAAAAAGGAATGTAAAGGCACAGAAATCATCACCCTGAGAAAGGTCTGCACCAAGGGAACATGGCATAGCCCAGAAATTCTGTCGTTTTGCGGTTGGTAATGTTTCCTCATAGGTAAAATAATAGGTAAACCCTTCCATAGGAATTCCAAAACGCTTTGCCAAAATATCATTACGAGCTGCTGGAGCTTGTTCCGCTCGTTCGACATCAAGCTGATAGGTCTCATAGGTTACGGTCATTCCGAGATTCGGATTGGCTTTTAACCACATCTCCGGATTATTTACTTCTGAAATATCATCTAACCGATACCACCATATGGAAACATGTGGATTATAATACTCCCCTCTGAGTATCTTGGTCAATTCCATTTTGATTGTATCGCCACTTCCATTTCGAATGGTTCCTTCTGAGCTTGTAGCGATAATAAGATAGTCATCAAGTTTAGAAGCTCCTTGTTCAAGGGCACCGATAACATCTTCTCGAATGTCACCAGAAAGCCACTCATCAATTGTGGAGATTTTCGGTCGTAATCCCTGAAGTTTAGCGATTGACATCGGTCGAATTTCCAAAAGGGATCCGGTAATAAAATTCTCAATACCTTTCTTTGTCGATGCTAATTTTTGTCGATTGGCTTTAGATCCTGTTGTATTCTGTAGAGAGCCTTCCGTAAGAAACTTAAATAATGGACCTCTTGCACGGGTAATGGCGGTACGCAAAGGCGACATTACTTCATCTGCTTGTTTCATGGTTGGAGCGGTTGTCACCTGATGAGTGGTTGAAGTATCGATGTTTAAGAAGTAGCCTTGAATATTTGAGTCATACATGGACTTAGCGGCTCCTCGGGCTACAATAAGATACTGCTTATTTGTAAGCCGTTTTTTAATCGTCCGAAGTTCGTAATGTCCGCCGCTCATATGCTTCCCATTTGGAACATATACTTGACGTTCAACAAAGTAATACCATCCAAATACCTGCTCTGCCCACAGTTTAAATGAATCAAGTAGATTCAGATCTGCGCCATCAGTTAAGGTTAACTCCTCTTCACAATAAGCAATATAGCCTTCAACTGCTAAGTCATCGTAATAATACTCAGGATTTGCTATAAGTTCATCAATGCGGTTCATTTCCAAAGATACATTTTCACATACTGGAATTTCTCCACGAAGAACAGCATCCCGGAACTCTCCATAATAGCGTGGAACCGCATGATTACTTAACATTATACTTCACCTGCTTAGTCTTTTTTCTTGTCTTTATCCGGATAGCCCTTACCACCTTTAACAACCGTATCACCAGCCATCTTATTTACAACTCCTCCAGCTACGTACACGAGCGTCGCACTTAATACAGTTGTAGCCGCACCAGTTGCAGCTTTGGAAGCGACATCAGCGACCCATGATTTTCCCTTATTTGCTTTCTTAGTGTTCTCACTAGAATTAACTGATGTTTTATTAATCGCTTCTGTAAGTTCCTTGACCTGTTTTTCTTTCTGAAGTCGAGTAATATATTCATCAAGTTCTTTGTTTGTCATCTCGCTAACGGATTTCTTTTTGGTAGATGATTCTTCGGAAGTGGTTTTAGACTTAGAAGATTTTTTATTCGACCTAAACCATTTCTCATCATCGTCTGTTCCCCATCTTTGACCTTTTATGGTAAGAGTATCTTTGGCTTCTTTAGTGATCTTTTTCCGAGCTGGGCCAATACCATAATGTAAACGACCAAGAGGAGTTAATGATCCATCCTCGTTCTGGTACTGCCTTTTCCCCCATTTCTGGCCTTTTGTGCCAGAATGATAGATTATAGCGTATGAACTCATTTTGATTCCTCCTGTGTTTCTGCTTCGAGATTGAGTCGCCATTCAAACTCTTTAATTGCTGTGTTCATTGCTTCAAAAACTGATGCGCTCAATGGCGGATCAAACAACATCTTGACTCGCATATAGACATAGGACCGAACACTTGACATTCTGGGATCATTCTCTGGAAGAAAGTCTGTCCACATTTCAGTATCGCCTTTAATAACAAATCCTTCTGATGGTCCAACTCCAATCTGTGTAAGAACAGAGAGGATCGAATTAATTGCCACGAGTATGTCATAGTCAAATGTTCGATCATCTTCCTGAATACCGAGAAGCTGCTCGATGGATTTGAGGATGCTCTGTTCTTCCATTGTTGCACCTCATTTCTACTTGATCTCGATGAACTTGGACATACAATACCCGACAGTCTCAGTTTCCTGAACTTTGATCCAATCGTCATTAACCCGATCCAGAATCTTGACAACTGTTTTCTTTGGGAGAGTTGTAATGGTTTCAGCCATTGTGGTCGGCATCTCGCGAACTCTGAGATTCTCACAACCAGTTACGACCCCGATAAGTGGAGCTTCTGTTTTTACTGTAGTTGCTGCGGAAGCCAGATCGTCTTTTAATGGTTCGGCTGCTTTTTCTAATTCGCCAACCTCTGCGGTTCCCACTTTCTTTTCAATCTCATCAACCGCCTGTTCCATCTGGGTCTTTGGCTCGGTTAAAATATCTTTATTGTTTCTGTTTCTACTCATAGTTTTTCTTCTCCTTTTACTTCCAGGGACATGTATCTCCTGGTCTTCTTTCTGTTGGTACGGTTGATAGATACTGTTCGTTTCCATAGTGAATGGCATTGTGTGTATCATGAGAAACACAGATTACATTGTCCATGTCAAATATCAGAGGTGATCGGTTAAACACATCGTCTAAGGATAATGGGTTGATGTGATGAATCAAGACTTGATCAAATATCTCATGACCTGGAATTCCTAGATCGCAACCATTATCTCTAATGATTACTCTCCTGCGGAAATCTCGCCATTCTTTAGATCGGTATAACATCTGATTCAAATATCGATCATGGCCAAAAGTCTCTTCTCCAACATAACCTCGAATACGTAAGTAGTCAAAGCGATCCTGAAAATTATCAAACAGAATCAGCTCAGAATAGCTTTTACTCATCGACACCACCATTCCCACTATATCGTTTGAAAGCAGCCATAGCATTTGCATAAGTCTCTTCAGAACTCTGAGCTGATCGATACATATCAACCTTCGCTCGAAGTACTTCATTTTCACATTCAAGCTTTTCTCGCTCCAATCGATCTTTATCTTTTGTAGCAGCAAGCTTTAAGAAGTGTGTAATGACCTGCGACGACGCAGTTCCTTCTTCCAATTGCCTTTCGGCTAGGTCTATCGCCCGAGATATCAATTGATTCTCCCTTGCTTCTGGATCTAACGATTTCTTTGACATATGTTCTTTACCCCTTTCATTTGAGTTATGGTTTGAAATATGGCAGTTTCATGGGACATTTGCACGGCTCCGTAGAACTAATAAGCAACATTTGTTATGCTGAAAGGGGAAGAAAGCGCAAAACTTCCATAAGTTGGAGAACGGGGCCGTGCAAATATCCTCCGATGTTTCTGGAAAGACTCCATGAAAATATCCACCGGAGAATTTTTGGAG